TCATCGGGTTGGGCTGACCTTTTTACCCAGTCGGTGCCTGACATAATGCCGCGTCATGCTCTCGCTTGCGTGGCCTAATTGGTCTTTCGCTGCGGACATGCCTTGCGTATCCTCTTTGTCCGTTCCGGCCTTGGCGCGCAGGTCTCGGAACTGGAAGTCGTCAGCCGGTATGCCGGTATCCTCCCTGACTTTCTTTAGCCACTCGGACACTGTACGTCGCTGTACGGGCCTGCCGTACTGGCTGACCACTAAGTATGTCGTGACAATCTTAAACGCGTTGCGCCGCGCCCTGATGCGCTCAATCACCTCTTTGAGCTTGCCTGTCACTTCAATGCGCAGTTTTGCGCCGGTCTTGCCCTGCTTTACGTGTAAGTATCCGTCGCGTATGTCGTGGTCCGATAGGGCTACGGTATCGCTTGGCCGCTGGCCGGTAAGATAAGCAAGGTCTAGCGCGTCCCGCAATGGCGCGGGCGCTGCCAGCCAGACCGCTTCAAACAGCGCGTCCGATACGTACACATCCCGGCCATCCTCGTCATAAGAGGAAACGCCCTGGCAAGGGTTCGGCGCGTCCGTCAAGCCAGTATCCCGAGCATAGTTGAATATGTGGCTGAATAGCGCCTTTTCCCGGTTCGCCCGCACCTGGCCCGCGTCGACATCAACCTGCCTGCCTTTTCCTGCCAGCCAGTCCCGCGACTTCCTGCATCGCCATGTTAAGAACTGGCGAATATTGATTGGCCTGATTTCAGCCAATGGTGCACCATCAAAGAACTCCAGCAAGTTCGGCAATTCTTTCAGGTTGTCTTGCTGCGTCCTGGCGGCCTTGGTGGGGATAACGTCAATGCTGTACATTTGCGCCGCGTCGTTGAAGGTGGGGCTATGCACGGGCTTGACCTGCTCAAGCTTGGCCCATTCTTGCAAGGCGACGATATAGTTTGAGCCAAGTGGCTTTTCTTTGCGTGGCTTGCCGCCAAGGTCGTAATAATAATAAATCACGCCCCTGGCCTTGGCTCTGGCCCTCATGCGCGGCGGCAGATTCGTATTCTTGTATGCTTTGCGGCCCATGACTTACCCCATTCGTAACACTTTCGGCTCCCATGCTGGTTTAGGGGCAGGGGCGTTTTTTGGCGCGGTTAACGATTCGCGTACAACCACTGGCTTACCGCGGGCGTTTGGATAAAACGCGATACCTTGCTTGCGTAGATGTTCGCACTGCAATTCTTCGCGAGTGCGTTTGTCGCGTCCCGTCGCTATGCCAGTTAGTAAGCATAACTCCTCGTCGGTTAAAAAGAACTCGGACATTATCCGTACCTCCCCAAAAAACCCCGCACCAGGCGGGGCAGATTCCAATCTTTCGCTGTAACAGACAGCATTCGCTCAATTTCGTCGGCCATAGCATTTAATGATGGTGCGGGAAGCGAACCAAATCGCCGCGGAGACGACAAGGGCGCCGGGCCAGTTGACGATGGTCAGAAATTCGATGATGTCAGTCATGCCGGCTCCTTTGCGTCAGATTTCAGGGCGCTTACGTCGCGGGCGCATTCGTCCAAGGTTGCAACAAGGCCCGGATACATATGCTCCTGTCTGGCTTCTTCTTGCGCCTCGCAAATTATTTCCACGGCGACGGATAGTCCCGCATCCCGGCCAGCGGCGTAAGCATCGCGGGCGCGCTGTTTGTCGCCATTGCCCGCTGGGTCGTAGCCTGAAAACCAAGTCGCGAATGACGACTCCCCAACACGCAAGGTCGGAGTGCTATCCTTGTAGGCGGCAGGCTGTGCGGGCTGGCCGAAGCGGGATAGCACGGATTTTGCAATGTCCAGAAATTCATCTTCGTCGCAAAACAGGAAAAACTGTTCCTCACCACCGAACGCTATCAACTCGTCATCGCTCGGCACCTTCACCGGCTCGGCGGGTTGTGGGGTGGCAAGGACGGCTCGTATCCATTTCGCTGCCGCTTTCATGGCCCATACATCACGGTTCGCACCCGGCTTGATCTTGGCGTAGCCCTCCAAGGATTCGGCTAGGCGTTCCGCTGGCCCCTGAGCGCCATCCCACCACGTCACAAGCGGCCAAGTCACCGGCTCGGCTGGCATGAAGGCGGTAGGCCATGTGGCGTGCAGGCGCTGACAGACTTCTTCCAGGGAGTATTTCTTATCGGGCCAGTTGTCGGCGATGTAGTCCGCCAGCCTGTCCAGATTTAGTTTGTCATCTTCCGGCTCGGCAGCAGTCAAGGATTCCTTTACAACTGGCTCGGCGGGTTGTGGGGCGAAAGAAGCGGCGTCAAGCGCCTCTGAATATTCCGCATAGTCATCGTCATCAAGGTTGTTGCGCAAGAATCGGTCAACCTTGTCATAGGCATCATTTATCGCCACCGGCTCACCCCGCCCCTGCCGGTCAAGGGCGATGGCGGCTTGCCAAACCTCCCAAGCTCGCATGGTGGGCACAGATATGTATGTGTCGCTATGCACATTGCGTTGCAGCATATAGTGATCGCTGGCCCACGCCTCAAACGTCTCGCGCTCTTGTTCGATTTCGTTCATGATATTTACCTCAACTGAATGGCATACACGCGAACGGGGTCAGGCCCGAAGTGCGGATGCGTGATGGTTTTTATGGCGTAGCCGCGATACGGCAGAACAAGCCTGCGGTCGGTATCGTCTTTTGGCGGATACCCGAGAGTGAGGATGATTCGCTCGAAGTGGCGGCGATCAAGGCGGCGCGTCCAGTAGGGCGTTACGAGCCGGTATTCCTCCGTCTTCGCACCCGCCTTGATCTGCTCGAAATATTCGCCCTTGAGCGGCAAAACGAGATCAGCCATTCCCTTCCCCCCCAATGCGGCGACGGGCGTTCTCCGTGGCCTCCGCGTTGTATTCATCAATGGTTTTAAGCGGGAGGGATGGGTTTTGATGCCAATATCGCTCATGGCACCAGTAGCCGAACATAGTGACGCTGTAGCGCCCAAACCCTTGATTGCTGACTACCCCCAACTCGGCAAGGCGCTTAATCCGGTCCTTGCCAACGTCATAGCCCTGACCGTCTTCGGTCGTTTCGATAAATCGGTGCAAGTCGTGCTGATCGTCTTCTTGAAGGAAGGGCGACGCGTCATTGGGCTGCTCTTGCAGTGCTGCGCGGCGGTTCCACTCGTCAACGGCATCCTGCTGATTTTTATGGAATAGCGCGCTGGCATGGCCTACACACTTCCAATTCGCGCAACTGCAACCGTATCGTCGGCTCTCGCCATCTCCCCCTGATTGCCGATCACCGGGGCCGCCACAAAACGGACAGGGCTTGAGTTCGTCAGTCTTGGTTGTCATCAGGGGCCCCATGCAGATAATTGGTAATGGCGAGGTCCATATCCTGACCCTCGGCGATGGCCTTCAGGCCGACGCTCACTACCTCAGGCGGATAGCCGTACAGATCATGGCGTTGCTCGATGGCTACGCAGGCTTGGAAATTTCCGCTGATCATGGCTTTTGAGTAAATCTCCAGGTCAGTTGGCGCGTTAGTGGTTGTCATTTCCTTGCTCCTCTTCGTATTTCCGGTACAGGCCGTCTACGTGCTTTTGACGTTTATCCAGCTTCTTGCATCGCTCGATGTGCTGTTGTAGCGCCAAGTCATACGGTCTCATTTGCCTCAGAAGCCTGAGCTTTTCCTGCGGGTTTATGCTTTCATTGAATTGACGCGCAAGCCCGTCCCGCCTACTGAAGTCAGGCTTGTTTGCGGCCCAATGATCCATCTCTTGCCGATGGTCGTGTTCTATAGTTTTAGCCGCCAATTTCCACCGAATGAATAGCAGATCGCTTTTCCTGACCCGCGCAAAAGCATTCTCTCGCACCCACTGGAGAATTTCGGTTTTTGAAAAGTCCTGAAGAATGTCGAAGCTCATACTTGCTCCTGTTGGGTGAGGGCGGCACGCGCTAGCTCGCCAAGCTCAACTAGCGTTGACGCGTGAATCATCGGCTCGCCCTCGAAAGGGCATATCTCGCCATATCGCTCATATATGGTCAGCGCATCGTCAGCGGCCTGGGCGGCCATGCGCAGCCGCGCTATCTCCGCTGCCTGGGCATCCCTCTCAGCCAGCAGGGCGCGGATGGCTTCGGGGTTGGCGGCAGCGATGTAGCGGGTGTTCTTTGCGTTGGCGCGGACGGACAGGTCGTTGCCATCGAAGCCTGGCCAGAACACAACACACGGCCTTCCGCCGGAAGCTTGCGGAGTGCTATCTACCTGCATTGTGTTGCCGCTGATGTAAGCGCTCCACGGCCCCGGCGTAGGCCCGGCATCCAGCGCCGCCCGCAGTTCTGCGTATTGGTCAATCATTTCAACTCCATAAACAAGAACGCAATCGGCCAGGACATAAACAACATCGCCGCAATAACAATGACGATGACTACCCAACTCGACTCGCTGCCTGGATGACAATTGACCGGGGAACCTTGGGCGGCCGGATTTACTACGGTTGCGTGAATTGGCCTCGGGTTATCCCTAGAGTTATTCACAGGATTAGTGGATAAGTTCATGTGGCATGCTCCAGCTCTTCAAAGTCGAAGAGGGTGGGCATTGACGCTTCGCGCTCGGCCTGTCGAAGGTAATGGACTTGATCCTTGAAATACGCCGCGCTCAGTTCAGAACCGCCGGCCTTCCGGCCGAGCTTGATGGAGCGCACTCCAACGGTGCCCAGGCCGTGAAACGGGTCATAGGTCTTTTCGCCCTTCATGCTGTAGCGCTCGATTAGGCGATCCACAATATCGAACTGAAGCGGGCAAACATGTTTTTCGACGGCCCGGCGTGATTGCTCGCCGTTCAGAGTGTGCATACGACTGACGTCGTGCCACACTTCCGGATGATGGCTGCCAGGGGCAAGACTCATGAAGTCGCTGGGCAGCGCCTTGCGAGCCTGCAACTGCTCGCCGATTTCGCGATGATGATCAAAGTCATAAATGCGCTGCAGGCTGTCTTCGGTAAAGAACTTTGCCAGTTTGCCGGGGCCCATCATGGCCATTTCTTCGGCGGTCATCAGGCGATTGCCGCTTGAGCGCCAGAATGCATGCGCGTCAATCTGCCAACGAGCTAGGCTGTACTCGGCTTTGCTTTTGACTACTGGCGTATCGGCATAACCGCGGCTGCGGTCTGACTGGGGCTTGTGGAACAACAGCACGTACTCGGGCGAACCTACGCCCATTTTCGTACCGTCCTTGCACATTTCGGTGTATCCCAGCCGGTATGTTTGGTTGTTTTCCCGTACGACGTCGGTAATGACGGTGATCATGCCCATGTAATCAAAGCCATGCTTTTGGGCGTGGAAGATCGCTTCAGCGTGGAAGGGGCTTATCGTGGGCACGCCGGCGCCGGTGACATTCCCGAAGTTAATGCGATCTTTGACATGGCAGCAGTACATGCGGCCGGGCTTGAGGATCCGTAGCAGTTCCGGCGTCAAGTAGTCCATCTGGTCCCAAAAGTGATCATTGCCCTCGGTATGGCCGAAATCGTTGTAGCTGGGCGTGTATTCGTAGTGGTTCGCAAACGGGATGCTGGTAATGATCAGGTCGACGGAGTTCTCGGGCTGCTCGCGTGCTTCCAGAACACAATCGTTGTTTGCGACCTCGAAATACTCGCCTCGAACAACTTGGCGCTCAACGCCGATGCTCCTGGCCAGCGTGTCGTGCATGGCCAGCTGATCCAAGCCATACTCGCGCACCAGAGCTGCCATGCGTTGTTGTTGCTCGTCATGGCGCCGCCACTTCTCCATCAAGGTCGCGACGACTTCTCGCTCGGCTTCCGTGTGGATGATATCCAGACGCACACGTTCAGTTTGGCCAAAGCGGAATGTTCGGTGCACCGCCTGGATGAAATCGTTGAACTTGAACCCGACGCCGGCGAATATTTCGCGGTGACAATGTCGCTGGAAGTTGCAGCCGGATCCGGCGATGATGGGTTTCGTGGATAAGATACGGTGCAGGCCGTCGCTGAAGTCGATGATTCGCTGCTCACGCTCCTCCAGGTCTTGCTGGCCCCAGACACTCACGGCTTCGGGCATCGCCTTTTGGATGGCGTGGCGCTCGTCTTCGAGGTCGTGCCAGATAATGAAATGATCATCCGGCGACTCACCCACCAGAGTTTCGACCAGCTCGACGCGAGCGGGCAGGCTATCTCGCTTCTCGCGCGCAGCGGCCGACAGACCCATGGCCATGTCCGGCACCAACAGCCCTTGGCCGTTCTTTTCAGTGCCGGCCGTTGCATAATCGCTCGGGATTTCATGCCAGCGAACGTCCAGTTCGGGCAGAATGTAGCCTTCGTCACTGTGGCCCAGGTCGCTCGGCTTGGTAATAAAGACAGCCCAACTGGCGACCCAAAGCCAGAACTCCTTCTCTTTGTGCGGGTACAGGGTGAGATTGCCTGCTTTTTCGCTGTCGCGCTGGAAGAACCTGGTCAGAGCCTGGCCGGTGTCCATGACGCCCAGATAACCGGCATAGTGGATCAGTTCCTTATAGCGGTTTGGGTCGGGCGTGGCCGTGGCAACAAATTTGAATTCCACCGGAGCGAACGCCGGCAAGAACTCCTGGTATGTCTTACTGCCGTAGCTGCGGAGTATGGCCGCCTCATCCAGGCTGGTAGCCCGAAACAAGGAAGGGGTGATTTTGCCCTCGCGGACGCTCTCGTAATTGGTCAGGTAAATGGTGCGCTCGTCGTCGATTTCGGTATCGCTACGAATGAAGCGCAGGTCGACGGCGAAATCGTTGTGGAATCGCTCCCTGACTTCGCGAAAGAACTCTTGACGCACTCCGAGCGGCAGCACCTGTAGCCGTAGGCCGGGTCGGTGTGCGCCGATGATGCGTAAGGCTTCGAGCTGCGTGGCGGTCTTGTGAAGGCCAAAGCTTGCAAACACCGCCCGATTACCGCCCTTGACCATCCAGCGCACGATATCGCGAGTGTGTGGCTTGAGGGCTGGATTGACTTCTTCCATCGGTACATCAAAGCCGTTGAATGTGGCTAAATTGATCTTGTCGCGTAGAAAATCCTCGTACGGCTTCATAGTTTTTCCCTCACATAGCGGCTGTGGATCGACGCGACAGAATCGCGAGTTAGGCCCAGTTCCTTGGCAATGTCGGCATTCAACATGCCCTCTGCCTTCAGCTTCGCAATGGGCGGGCCCCATTTCAAGACATAGCCAGACGGGCCGGCTTTAGGCTCGGGTTCTGGGGCAGGCGGCAGAAGTGCAACGTGTAGATGTTGGCCGACGATGTGGGCGATGGCGTTCATGCTTCTTGCTCCTGCTCATTGCCAGCCATTACCCGCTTGCCCGGCTTGATCTGATTTATTTTCCCAATGAGAGTGCCGCCAGCCGATCCGTCTTTGCGCACAAACGGGTCGACGTATGGATCGTCAATCACGCAATACACATCCTTGCCTTTCTTGAGGGAATCGATGAGCCTTTCAGCCCTAGGGCCCCATAGCTCGGCTTCGACGAATTGCGTGGGACGGCAGCCATCCGGACCTTTGGCACCATAGTCGTAGGCCAATACCAACGTGGTGACTGGCATGCGGTTTGGCGTATAGCGCAGGACGGCATCTTTACAAATGCGGAAGTTGTCGATAAGGGAAGCCATTACGCGGCCTCCTTTTGCAACTGAGATTCGTCGTACCTCTGGATTCCCCAGGCCAAGGCGTAGCAGCACCAGGTGAACCTATTGGTGTAGCGTTGGAAGCCGTGCTCAAAGAGGTCTTCAAACCGCCAATGCGGGCGCGTAGAAACTCCGTAACCTGGTTGCCAGCAGAAGTCATAGGCAGCATAGATTGCCCGATCACCGCCATTGTCCAGCTCACCCAGGACATCGCGATCCACGGCCTCCCACAGTTCCCGCCGCTCGGCAACTGATAGCTGGCTGCGCGACTTGGCTTCCCGTACCCAGTTAACCCGGTACTCTTGGACGACCTCGCGAAATCGGTCTTCATCAAACTCCATGGCGCTGCCACCCGTTCGATGACCATCAACGGCTTCCAGCTTCTCCGCCCAATATGAGAGGTTGATGCCAAGCTGGCGCCCATGCCGTTGCGCGTACTCTCGATCTGTGCGGAAGAACTGGAACATATCCGCCAGCCGCGTAAACACATAGGTGCCCATATCCCCGCAGTAGCATAGGTAGCCGGGCCATGTGATCAGGTCAAAGTGCTGCATCATCGTCCCTGGCTCACGAAATCGAATGTGCCGGTACAGGCCGTCGTCCTTGATTACTTCCATAACATGGCTGTCCACGTCTTTAAGGAATCGTTGCTCGGTCGTCATGGTGCCTCTCAAATATCCGCAAGAGTGGAAACTTCACCGGGCTTAGGAAACCAAGCCGGTAGGCCGTCGAAACTGTCTCGCAGCTTCATGATTCCGCCGAAGCATTCAAGATCGCCCAGGCCGCCGAGAACGAACGTCAGCGGGCTATCGCTGTCTCTGGTGAAGAATCGGATGGAGTCGCCGAAGGTCTTGCCTATAGATAGGGCGTCATTTAGATATCGTGGGTTGACCGCGCCCGAGATCCCTTCCTTGTACCCAATGGTGCTGGCGACCCGTTCAATGCGCGGGAAGTCGCCCTCGACGAGGGCATTTCCCGGCTGGATAAAGAGGGGCTGGGCCGCCTCGCCAGATATCGTTGCGCTGCCGTTCGACATGACGTCGAGCGTGTGCTTGGCATTAGCGGCGTGCTTGAGTGCCGCCTTGTCCAGCGCGACAATGCACTCCTCCTCGGCAAAGCCATTCGGATCGCGCACGACGATGTACCGATGACCATTGGTGGCTACCAACATCACGGAATCATCTTCGAGTGGCCGGATGTTGATGCCATTCAGGTAGTACCGGATGTCATTCTGAGCGGCAAAGGGGTAGACCAGCTTCACAGCGATCGCATTGATGCGGACGATCAGGTGCGCGGCTTCAGGCGCTTCCGCAAATCCGTCAATGGCCGCTTGCTCCTGTTTCGTGTTGCTATTCATGGGCGTCCTCGCTGGCGACGATGGTCGCTTGGTACAACTCCGTCACGTTCTCGTACGGGAACAGATCCGGGCTGCGCTTTATGAACTTGCCGAAATGCGAACCTTTGGACTCGGCAGCCTGGAACGCCGCGAACTGCTCGTCCGTGAAATTGGCGTAGTGGTAGACGCTGCAAACGCCCTTGCGATTCTCGGGAAACCGGATTGCAAGTGTGTTGGTTTCTGGATGGTGGCCGATAGCAGCGATCTGCGAGGATTCAACCGAATCCATGGCGATGATTGGGCGGGGGGCGATGTTCTTATCCATGTTTCTCTCCGTGGTGGTGGGTACTAAATCTGGTGCCGCAGGCGGGAATCGAACCTAATGGGTATCCCCATCGCGCCTTCAGATTAAGAATCTGGTGCTCTCCATGAGCTACTGCGGATTTGATAAATGTCGCGACTGGTTTATTGGACGCAGCCGCTCCTTGTGGGAAATCGTTATGCAACCTCCAACTGTTGCTGGCGGACTGAGTTGATATGGCCGATGAGGGCCACACAGATCCGGTCAAAGTCGGATTCGTGGAAAAGGACGGAGGATCTCTCGCGCCCGGCCGGTTCGAATCCAATGGATTGCAGGAAATCGGCGGTCACGGCAAAGCCCAGGCGATCAGCGATGTGGCCAAGCCGCAAGGTCGGCGCCGTGGTCGGCAGGGTGGATTGGCGCCCGGTGTAGCCAATTGGAGTACTGCGAGGGCGCATTTCGGACGAGGCGGCTTGCTCAGCCGGCACAATGGGGGCGGCCTGGACGGGCTCCTGCTCTGCGGCCACAACGGCCCGGGCCTTTTCCTCTTCCTGCTTTTGAATCTCGACCCGTTGCGCTTCCAATTTTTCCGCCTCAGCCTTTTTGTGTTCGGCAATGCGCGTCGTGACGACTAGTTGGAAATCCTCGTCGGCCTTGGCGACCAGCTGCTGCATATCCATGAACAAAAATCCATAGCCATCGGCGTTTTCCTTGCACCAGGCCAACTTCGAACGAATGCCCTTAGCGACCGCATCGGCGGCGATTTTGGCGTTCGCCAGCTCGGTATTGATAGCGTCGTGCAGGCTGGCCAGCGTCCGCTTGTTCTTGGCGGCGCCGGCGAAATCGGGCTGGGCGCACACAATGCGGATCGGCTTAACTTCAAGATCCAAAGATTCGATGTGCTTGGCGTAAGCATCCCGCGCCGCGATCATCGCGTTTTCCTTGATGGTCGTCTTCTTCGTGGCGACGAGCTTTGTGAGTGTCAGCCGTTTGGTGCGCAATTCGGCCTGAATGAAGTCGATAGTCTTCATCAGCTCGTCAATACTGGCTGTCTGGCCCAGTGCCGCCGACTTCGTCAACTCAAGATTTTTTTCCGCAGACTCGCAGAATTTGACCGTGGCTTCAGCGTTCGAGAAGTCCTCGTCCGTTTCGAGATCAGTCTTGATTGTTTCAATGAACTTGATGGCGGCATCTTTGAATGCCGGCAGATTGCTTACAACCACTTCACCGCGAATCTGGACAGCCAATGCAGGCAACTGCATGATGGTGTCGGCAACGGGCTTTTCGGCGTACTCAACAGGGGCGTATTCCGTAAGGTCGGAGGAAAACTGCGCCCAGCCGGCGCGGATCTTGTCGGCAAGGACCGGGTTCGCGGTGTACCAGCAATGCCGCTCTTCGACCAGTTCGTCCCCATCCCACTTGGACGCCATGAACAATATCCGCTGCGCGGCAGATACCATACACTGTTGCTCCATCTGGATCTGATAGTGCATAGGCAGGTCAGCGCCAGTGCAATCGGGCGTCATGACGGAGCGCAGTTCATCGTTGAGGCTCTTATGCTCAAAGCCTGTTGATTCGTCCATGGTCAGCCCATCGAACGAAGCCGAGAGCTTGCCGTCGGAGCCAACGACTGGGTACAGATCGTCGTCGATTATTTCCTCGCCCAGCGGGCGGGCCAGAGCTTCGTAGCGGTGCCCATCGTCAAACCGACGCTGTGTCGCGGCAGTCACTTCGGGGCTGACGCCGGTATGCAGCTCGTGCAATAGTTCGGACCGGGTCTTATAGGGAGACTCCCCCATCATGGCCGGAGCGTCTGAAGCATTGAAGTGGTTGCGCCTGTGCTGATGCCAATCAACACTTCCCTGCAAGCAATTTACGATTTCCATGCGATTTCCTTGATGATTTTTCTGGTTTGCTCGCGCCCAAGGCCGAACGTCTTTCCAAGCGCGGTCATGGTCTGGCGAGGATTGGCGGCGTGCGCTTCACGGATCGATGCAGCAATGTCCATCGTGATCTTCGCGTTGTTGTTCATTTCGCCGCTGCCGTGCAACTTGACTATGTTCTGTCGAGCGATAGTGCGCGCCCTCTCTGGATCATGTCTCGTCCAGTGATCGGATCCGGCGGGAGCTTTTGCGCGACCTTTGCGCACCATGTCGGTCATGTTTTCCTGATGCGTCCCAATCGATAAATGGTCAGGGTTCACGCACAACCCGATATCGCATGAGTGCAGCAATTCCATACCCGGCGGAATAGAGTGGCCCGCCATTTCGTAAAGGGCTCGATGCGCGCGGACGATTCGCCCATTAAGATAAAGGTGCCCGTATCGGTTCCCAGAAGCCATCCATATCCAACATCCAGAAAAAGGGATGCGGGCGATTTTCTTTTCAATTCGATCGGGCAGGTGGATTTGCACGTTATTCCCCTTTGGTTTCAACGACTGCCCAAGAAGCGATTTCCATCTTCTGGTCTTCGGTCAGCAGTTCTTTGGATTCAATAGTGGCGATCAGGTCGTTGACCGACTTTTTCCCGCCTTCGATGGCCGCCTTCCAGCCGGCCTTCTTCTTATCGAAGGACTCCTGGGAGCATGCTTTCGGCTTGGCGGCGTCGGCGGCAGGGGTCTTCGACTGCTCGGCCTGGTTCTGCATAACAGTTTGCCAAGTGGCCTCGCCATCTCGAATGGCGCCATAGATGCCGCGCAGGCTTACCAGTTGCGCCGGAGAGCATTTGCCTAGGTCGTGCCCTAGATACCCGGTTAGGTCGGTTGCGGTGACATTGATTTCCGCGAACGCATCGACGATCTTCTTGCGCTCGGCGTCGGGATCCTGCGCGGCCTTGTCTAGACGGATGTGTTTGATAATGTCCTCGGCTTCGTCGCACAGGTCGCCCGGGATGATCCGCAAGCCGAGCGTTCGGATGGCTTTGGAAATCAAAGCGCCACGCTTATTCAGAATGTCGTCGTCGGTGCCTTCGACGGTGTACGAATCCTTCCCGTAGCTGTTCTTGCGCACGCTGATGTACGAACCGTCGCTATTCGGCTTGGAGCGCTCCACGGTCTTGGAAACGCGAACATCGAGCGGGTAGGTGATATTGGCCTCCAGATCGGTGACCGAGACTCGATGCACTTCCTTGAGATTGTCCTCAAAGATCATCGTGGTTTCGATCAGCACGTTTTTCATGCAGCGCAACGCTACTTCGACAAACCGAATGCCCAAGCCTTCGACGCCGGCGCCGATGGGTTTGGTGTAATAGGCGCTCTTGTTGTGGGCGAAGCTCGGGCGGCGGCATTCTTTGATCAGATCGGCGCGCACCTGGTCCCAACTGCGTGGGTTGCGCATCGCCATGATGTAGCGAGACTCGACCATTGCCTTGGATTGAGCCGCTATAGCAGTAGAGGCGGTTTCTTGCATGGCGAAGGTTTGCGTGTTTTCGCTGAATCCTTGGCTGACGGCCAGTGCATTTTGATTTTCAGACATTGTTTTCTCCTATGGCGTTTTCTCGCAGCCGTATTTTTTCCATGGCGCTCAAATGACCAGCGGCTGCGTTGCAAAGCTGGTGAGCCAGGACTAGATTGCTAATGTGGTTGGGGCCGGCATGGGCGACAGGCACTAAATGTTCGATGCTTCGGTCGCCATCAGTCATTGACCAGCGGCAGTAGAAACACAGGTTGCCGTCTCGCTCCAGCAGAGTCTTTGTGAGCGGAGATAGCTTTTTGCGGCGCTGCTTGGTACCTGCTTGCCAAGATCCGTTGCTGACAAACGCATTCCAGGCCGACTGCGCTGCGCCTGTAAACTTCGTATCGCCTTTCGCGTTGCAATAGATAATCGATACACCAGCGGAGCAGTCGAAGCGGATCAACTCCCATTCGCTGGTAGGCAAAAGCACCTGCGCGCCGCGAGAACAAAGAAACTCTCGGAACTTGATTTGCTTTTTAGTGATCGTGGACTTGCTGACCATGATCAAAACCCCACCGCCGCGCCGATATACATCACGGCCCCGGCAATGACCATCACAACAGCGGTACCGGCGATGACAGGCAGCCATCCGCCCGGAGGCGTCGAGCTATTCGGAGCCCAATGGCCCTGGCCGTCGTATTTGCTGACGCGAGGTGTTTTGCCGGTGAAGTTGGAGTGGCCGTAGTTGACGCCACCCGGCCAGTTATTTGATTGGCTCATGCCGCATCCTTAAATTTGGTCGCAACAACGCCGTCGCAGATCAATGCAAATGCGACAACTGCGTAAACGAGGGAGAAGGTGAGGACGGACATTAGTAGCCCTCCTGAACCAGATAGACGCGTTCGGCCTGGGCGGCCATCAGTTCGGCGTGAGCCTTGATGAATGGAGCGATGCGCGTGCCGAGGAACTGGTCGCATAGTGTGCGCAGGAAGGCGCTATCTGGAGACAGGGCCAGGCCCGCAAAAATACGCAGGTCGGCTGATTCTTCGTTTTCGGTCAGAACGTCCCAAAGATCGCCGGCGTCGTAATTGACATAGCGGCCCTGCGAATCAACGCTCTGCAGATGCCCTTGACCTGTGACCAGAATCTGGCGCACCAACACAATGGCGTTCCGCGTTTCGGCATTGAGGGTCTGCTTGTAGATCGATTCAGCCGAGGTATGAATGCCGTGCGGCAATTCGGGTGGTGTGATCGGTGGCTCTGGCTGCCGGTGCTGTATGTGTCCCATCTGGGTGCTCTCCATCTCGTACGTTGACGCTGTTAAGCGTGTTTGTGATGCGTGTTTGTGATGCGATGGACGAATCTTAGCTTAAAGCTAATGCGCGCAGCAAGCATTATCTTAGCTTTTGGCTAAATAAATTGTAACGGTGGAATCTGCCACTGCGGAAAGGGCGAAAAAAAGCCCGCGAGTGCGGGCATTTAAATTGATTGATGGCTATGTTGGCCTGCGGCGGGCGCAAGTGCTGGCAAGGGCGCATCGAGCATCAAGCGCTAGGTCGTAGGCGAGCGTCGCTAGGCTACCTTGGGCCGGGGCAACTAGACTTCCGAAAGTTCTGCATCCATCGCTGCTTGTTAGCAACAGGAGAGCCTCCAGTTGCTCCAATTTGGCAATACCTGCCTCGTAGTTATTTGTTTCGATGCTAATAACGCTACACACAATATTCACCTCTATTCAGGGTTTTAAGTTGTATTGGCCTCTCCGGTGCTTTGGCTTGGCATCTGACCGCTTATTGGTACGGTCAACCAAGTAGATCACCGTTGCAAGGATTCGCAAGCGTCGAATAAAGGTCAATACATGCAGTTTGCATGTATATTGCATGCAGTTATGAAAGATATGCTGCGCCACATGACAAAAGAAACTCAAAAAGACGCGCAGCAACAAACCCGGGGCACCCTTGAGAAAATAGATGTCCGCCTGCCGAGTGAAACAAAGAGTCGCCTTGAGGCAATAGCCAAGCGGGAGCAGCGATCCGGCAATAAGCAGGCCGTTTATTACATTGAGAGCGGCGTGAACGGGATAGACCTTGAGGCGCTGGCGCGAAAGATCGACCGAATCGAAGCGATGCTTACGGAGGCATTGCGGCGCCTGGACGAAAAGTAGGCAAAAGAAAACCCGCCGGGGCGGGTTGGAGGGTTTGCGCTAGTGCGCCGTGCGGTGTATCGCTAGACGCTCTAATTGCGAGTACAGCATCGCCTTTGCGAGTGAGCCGATAATTTGACGTTCAGCTTCCGCTCTTTCGGGCTCATCCGCATCAAAGATAACAATACGAATTTCTCGACCATTAAGGTAGGGCGAGTTCTTGATATCGCCGGCTTTCCGCATTACCGCCCCAGTCGCCGTGTGATTCGGAACGATAATGTCGATGTATTCGCCGTCAATGAGGTAGTTAAAAGAATATTTGTTTTTCGATTGCCCTTTGATTTTTGGCGACTTCTCGATTGCGCACCCTGGCTTCCATTGGCGCAATAGTATCTCCGCCTCTTCGACGATATTCCGGTTTCTTTCGCTCAAAGCAAGATGCTCGTGCTCCCATTCCGCAATGGAGAGCATTGCGGAAATTCCTGAAGCTAGCATGTGCGCCGACTGAGCTTTGGGGAAAACGGCTCGTACGTCTAGACCGTCGCCCATGAAAAAATTGTGCGCCGCTAGTTTTTCCTTGAGGTGCGCCATCCGGTTGCCCGACACATTAATGCCGACAGAAGAAAGATGGCTCAGCATGTCGCCGTTGTCGCTGAGAAGTACATGGTCACCATGCTCCAGCGCATAAAAAACTATGGCAGTTCCATCGGCATACGAGAATGGAGTCCCGATCTCAATTCCGGCCTCTCCATTGATGCCCCTAACCGGCACGCAGTTGAATGCGGCCGCATCTTTAAGCCAATCGCAGTTCATAATGGTGAGTTAAAAGCGCCAGTAAATTGCAAATTAATGCGTTCGCAGAAGAAGTTAAATGCTACATCCAAATTGCCGCATTGAACACCTTTTTCATTTACCGCATAAACGGCATCCCCGATATGTTCATGCGGCCCAAGAATTGGGCCTAGCAGCGCGTTATGGGAAACCTTATCAAACGGAGTCACGTTCAATTGATATGCGCGCCTGCTTGCCCCATTATGCAGTTTGAATAGGCCGAACTCGTAAAGACAGCGCTCAACGACGATTGGTTTTTTAATCTCTAATCGCACGGTCACTCCTGCGCTGTATGCGCCCGTCTCATCCTCGACCTGGAAGCTTGCAATCAGAAGCCCCTTGTGATTATTCCTCTCCGCCCACGAAAGAGAGAGATTGGCAAATTTTGCCGTCCGCATTAGCTCTGAAGCCATCGTCTCCGGCAGGTCATTAATCATCTTCTTTACCACGAACCCTCCGGAGCAAACGTTCGGACATCAATCTAAACTTTCGTTACACGCCAGCAAAGCCGCTTCCATACTGACAGGACCACTTTTAATCGGGGATGAATTGACCGATAACAACGCCGCAAATTGTCGCGCTGCTGTTGATCTCTATTAGCTTGGGGCCGGGCCAATCTGGGTTTAAGGCGCGCAGGAACTTGGTGTCACCCTCGACCACCAATTGCTTGAATGTGGCTTCTGCTTCGTTGTCCATGCGCACCACCACATTACTGCCGTGATCGGCCTGCTTGCTCGGGTCTACGAAAATAATACTTCCATCCCTATACCGAGGCTCCATGCTTACGCCCCGCACTCGTAATGCGTAAGCGTTAGGCCCATGAGCGCGCGGTATTGGTAACCATTCTTCCGCATCGCCTGGCGAAAAATTGTCGACAACGCCGCACCAATCTCCCGCCTTGACCCAGGATATTAGAGGCACGGGCGCGTGCATGGCGGGGCCTGCTCCGGTGTTCGCGCCAAAAGGGGAGGCGGCGGCACGATGGTCTGTGTCCAACCAGCCCGCCGGCTTCCCTGCTTTTCTCTCAATCTCACGGCATGTTGACGAGCGCATTCCCCGGGGCTTTCCCGTTCCCGAATTTATTGATCCGTTGAGCCACTGACTGACTTGGGAAGTGTCTTTGCCAATGTGCTCGGAAAGCTTTCCCACCCCTCCGAATTCTTCAGAGAGGGCAGCAAGGTTGTGTCGGCGTAATTCATCAATAAGCATGTGTGCAATTTAATAGCATAAAGCTAATAAGAAGAATTAGCTAAAGGCTTGTGTTTACATTAGCTTTAGGCTAATCTTTGGGTTATGAAACTAGCCGACTACCTATCTCAAGAACGGGGACGCCAATCCGCACTGGCGAAATCTATCGGCGCGCACGCTCCCGATGTGAGCCGGTGGGCCAGCGGCGCGCGACCCGTCCCGGACAAATATGCCTTTGCTATCGAGCAAGCCACTAACGGGAAAGTGACGCGCAAAGAGCTTTGCCCTGACGACTGGCAGCGGTACTGGCCTGAGCTGAAAGAGCCCACCCATGCGTAGATCACTCATTGCTTCCCTCGAACACCATCCGAAGAAAAATCTTCTCGACTTGCTCTTGGGTCGGCTCTCCGTACTTGGCAACCGCCAGCGCAATGGCCGCGTCAATAAGCGCCTGCAGCTCGTCGCCTTCGGGCACTTCGAGTCGGATGTCCATTTAATGCACCGTCACGCAATCAGCCTGCGCCCCGCGCTGGGCACACCAGACCAGCCACGCGTACACGCCGGTTATGTGGCCGTCGGTCGGATCGTCGAACGTTTCGTAGGCCAGATTGATGGCCTGATCAAACAGAGCCTCAGCATCGTATTCAGTCATTGCCAAATTATCGGCGGCACAGGGCAGGGTGGACATTCGTATTTTCCGTGGTGGATCGCAATGCCTACATCGTCTCTTTTTTTTGCGCAAAGGGGGTACACAAATGGGTTCAAATATTAATGCCCGGTTTGAAGACCCTGCTTATCAGGTCGAACTGGCGCTTACTCGCAGGCCGACTCAAGCCGATGTCGCCATAGAGACGGTGCGCAAACAAAGAAGTGCCGCTGCCGCCTTTACGCTGGCCTGCGGCGCATCAGGCCTGGAAGACAAGGAAATCTACCTCGCCATTGGTATTGATGCTGGTTATTTCAGCAATATCAAGAAGGGGAAAGCAACATTACAGGCAGACCTCGTAAGCCTCTTTTGCAAGCAGGTAGGCAACACCATCTATCCAGAGTGGCAGGCATACCAGCTTGGCTGCACCCTTGTCATGATCAAGTCTGAGGCTGAGCGCCGCATCGAAGATCTGCAATCCCAACTTGATAAAGAGCGCGAACGCCGCGCGTGGGCAGAGGACATTGCACTCGGACGAAGGGCAGCGGCATGACCCAACACAACCTTTCCTTCGTCACTGGCCGCCAGCTACGCGATGCCGGCATGCACACAGCTATCGGCCATGCTGCAGCTACACATGACGACTGGCCCGAGCAAGCCTTTGAGGCCTTGCAGACCTATGTTGCGACACACCCCGGCAAGGAATTCATGGCCGAGGATGTACGCAACTACGCCTATGACGTACTCGCGATTCCATACCCGCCGCACTGCCGGGCCTGGGGATCCATTATTGCCAGGGCCGCCCGTGAAGGGATGATTCGCCGCGTTGGGATTGGGCCGGTCAAGACAGCCAGTAGCCACATGGCGAATGCGTCGGTGTGGAGGGCTGCGTAATGACCGCCCCTATCCAGCCGCTCGATTTCTTGCAAGGCACAACGGTAGTTGATATCGGCGATTTGCGTGTAGCCAGAGGCAGGACACGGCGCGCGTGGTCATCGTGCAAGCATATGGCTCTGACGTACGACACACAAGAGCGCCGGGTGTATTGCACCGACTGCGAAACGGATGTCGAGCCGTTCGACGCCTTCATTCAATTGGTTGATTTACATGCGCATATCGAAGCGCGTATCACTCGGCTGCGCGAGGCCGAAAAACATACATTGATCATCCGTGCAGGAAAGCACATGGACGAAGCATGGCGTAGCCGACGTATGGCGCCACTATGCCCGCATTGCCGCGCCGCGATCCTTCCTGAGGATGTTGCGAATGGTGTGGCGATGGTCAACAAAGAAATGGAAATAAAGCGCCGGTCTGTCCGCGCTGCAAAAGGAGGCGCGTAATGGCTGAAATTACGCTTGTGCGCCAGCACGACATTCACCTTACCGAAGCTGAAAAGGAAATTGCACGGCGCGCCATGTTCGGCTACGTCGATGGCCTGGGCGAGCGCGGGCAAAAACAATGGCGCCGTCTCTGGAATCGCATGTTCAAGCTTGAGCCTGGCGAAATGATGCATATCCAGACCAATTTGCCTCGCAGCGGCCCATACCATCGTCGCCACATGAAAATCGAGCAAACGGTGTTCGAGGCCCAGGAGCGATTCCAGATATTCGATCAGTTCCTCTACTGGGTAAAGGTTGGAGCGGGTTGGGTCACATGGGCAGCCGGGCCATCGGGTGGCGTTGTGCCGATTCCCCGCTCCATTAGCTATGCCACAGCCGATCAGGACGAGTTCCAGCAGTTTCACGAGCAGGTTATGGGCTTTCTTCGTGGCCCCCATGCGGCTCGGTATCTCTGGCCACACCTTAAAAATGGTGCCGCTGACGAGATGATGGATTCAATTCTTATGGGGTTTCAGGAATGAATATCCAAAAAGGCGATTTGGTGATGGTAGTTAAGCCGACAGAATGCTGCGGTCTGGCCGTTGGTCTCGGCGCCATCTTCAGGGTAGAGCGGACTCTCTCAGGTCGCGGCAACTGCGGGCACTGCCAAAAGAAATTGGGCGCAGTCAGTGTCGCTTTTGGCCATAAGGGCACGACCGTGTTTCCGTTCCGCTCACTAAAGAAAATCGACCCTCCTGCTGATGGCGACTCGTTGCCTACCAGGGCTGATATTGAGGTGCCGGCATGATGCGTAGATCTGAAATTAAGCGCGGCACGTCACAACTGAAGCGCAGTCCTATGACCCGCAGCCGCGAGAAGAAGGGACCCGGCTTGGCCCAGCGGATAGCCGACTCCTTGGGTCGCGCCATCAATCACGCTCACAGCGAGCCGTCGGTCTTTCGCAGCCGGCAGCACCGGCAGAACGTTGCGGCGTTGCCGTGTGTGTATTGCGGCCTGGAAAAGAACAGCCAAGCCGCCCACCTGAACCTGTCAGCCCTGGGGAAGGGATTGGGCCTGAAAGTCTCCGACGCTCTGACGATTCCTCTTTGCTGCACACGCCTGGGTCAAATCGGCTGCCATGTCCGCCTTGATAGCTCGGGGCAGTACGACAAGGCTACTTCTGAAGCGCTGCAGCTTACGTGGATGCACAAAACCCGGAACACGCTTACCGCGCTGGGCCATTGGCCCGAGCAAGCCGAAGCCGACATGATTCATGTCGTCGGCGCCTATTTAAAGAGGGCGGCATGAAACAATCTAGTTTCTTCGATGGTTCGCGACGCCTTCAGATGACAGAAAGCATTGAGCTAACTATTCAATCGCTACAGGCCTACGGCGACGATCATCCGCATTGGGCTCTCGCCTGGTCGGGTGGGAAGGACTCATCTGCCACGCTGACGTTGATCATTCACTTGCTGGACACTGGCAAGATCACGGCACCAAAGACGTTTACGGTCTTTTATGCTGACACTCGACAAGAACTGCCACCTTTGGCGATCGCTGCGCGCCAGATCATGGATGAATTGGAAGATCGTGGTATTCGCACAGAAGTTGTCACGGCGCCGCTGGATAAGCGGTTTATGGTTTACATCCTGGGGCGTGGCGTGCCGCCGCCGAATAACAACACACTTCGATGGTGCACTCGTCAGATCAAGATCGACCCGATGCAACACGCGCTCGAGCAACGCCTAGCTGAACTCGACGGGAATGTCTTGATGATTACCGGCGTACGCCAGGGCGAGAGCGCAATTCGAGATCATCGCATTGAAATGAGTTGCGGCAAGGATGGCGCCGAGTGCGGACAAGGCTGGTATCAGAAAGTATTGCCAGAGGCGAAAGGGCTACGTGGACGTCTAGCGACGTTGGCCCCGCTCCTGCACTGGCGCGTATGTCATGTATGGGAATGGCTCAAGCATTGGGCGCCCCAGGCCGAATTCGGGGATTGGTCAACCGCCATGATTGCGGATGCCTATGGTGGCGACGAAGCCGAAGAAATCAACGCCCGTACCGGGTGCATTGGCTGCCCTTTGGCCAGCGAGGAAAAGGCGTTAGAAACCGTTCTAGCGATGCCGCATTGGGCCTATCTTGCCCCGTTGCGCGGCCTGAAACCGCTATGGCGAGAACTGCGCGAGCCCCAATACCGCTTACGCAAAGCTGGCCTGGAGCGTCGGAAGGATGGCTCCATCGCATCCAACCCGCAGCGGATGGGCCCATTGACGTTTGAAGCCAGGCTTATGGGTTTAGATCGCGTATTGGCAATACAAGTCGAATGCAATTCTGCCGCCGCACATACAGGCCGGCCGGGCATAGACTTGATCAATCCGACGGAGGAAGCGCGAATACGTGAACTGATCGCTGCCGAAACTTGGCCAGACGGTTGGTCCGGTGACGAGCCGCACGGTGATGTAATTCTGCCTGCTGTGTATCAGAACGGCTGGATTCAGCCTTTGTTGTTCAGCGAGGGGGCTGCATGAAATGGTCTGAGCAATCAATAGGCCGAGCCCTGGCGCAGCAGTTTTTCAACCGAAAGTACTTGGTGGTGGTGCCGAACTGCAACTGGACAGGATACGAGTGCGACATCCTTGCTGTCACTGAGAATCTGCGCATCATCGATGTCGAGATCAAGATCAGTCGTAGCGACTTGAAGGCCGACGCCAAGAAGGACAAGTGGGTCAAACGTACCTTCACCGGCTATGCGCCGGAAGAGCAGATCCACAACGAGCAGGGGCGGCTGATTCAGATTCGACGCCGGGCCCTTTACGATGAATTACGCCTGCAGTGGCCGCGCAAGATCTGGAAGCACTACTACGCGCTGCCTGAGGACATTTGGGAAGACAATCTGCTTGATAGCCTCGGCTCACCGGCCAGCGGCGTTCTGCTGCTCACTCAGATCGATGATCGCTTGTATGTACGCTGCCGACGGCCCGCAAAGCCATGCAAGGACGCAGACAAGCTGAGTCCGGCCACAGCCATAGATATTGCCCGCCTAGCCAGCCTGCGCATGTGGAACGCATATCAGAAATTGGACGAGGTGTCTTGCGCCCTCGTTCAAAAGACTTTTGATTCGCCGGAAGTCATGATGGGTAGTAACTCGTCAACGGAGGCCTTTTAATGGATTGGTTCAGGCTCTACGGCGATATGCCCAGCGATCCCAAGGTGCAGATGATGAGCGCGAAAGCCCATGCCCTTGCGGCTATAGCGCATGCGATAGCCTCGGAAAATCGGACATGTTACCCAAACTGGCAGGACGTCGCAAAGAAAAGCGGCTTGAGCCAAGACGAATTTATGTGCGCGTTTGATGAGCTAGTTTCGAACGGGATAGTTTTTGACGGATTTCCAAGCTTACTCGTGCTGTTGGCCGATGATTACCCTTTGGCGCCTATGTTTGGGCCGATTAACAGCGCAAGGCCAAGCGCATCGGCGTGGGCCTCAATTCGAACTCGCATATTTAAGCGTGACGACTATACATGCACATATTGCGGCACGAGAGGCGGAAGGCTGGAGTGTGACCACATAGTCCCTATTGCTAAGGGCGGCGGCCATGATGGCTCCAACTTGACCACATCTTGTTTTCGGTGCAACCGATCGAAGCACAGCAAAAGCTTGGCGGAATGGAGGTCACTATGGCCGGCAATTGGCTAAAGCTGGAAGCGAGTACGCCCGATAAACCGGAGGTCTTAGCAATAACTGTGGCTATGGGCTGGGATGATCCCGATCTTGTTGTCGGAAAGTTGTTCCGCGCATGGCGGTGGTTTGATGAGCACACCATCGAAGGTAACGCACCACGCGTTACCGTAGCGTTGCTGGATCGAATCATTGGAGTTAGCGGCTTTGCATCTGCAATGGCTGAGGTCGGCTGGCTCGTGATCGCTGATGATGGGTTGTCGTTGCCAAACTTCGACCGGCATAACGGCAAGACCGCAAAAGACCGCGCTTTGACCGCGAAACGCGTGGCGACTCATAAAGCTAACGCAAAAAGTAACGCTGATAACGTTACCGACGCGTTACCTAGAGAAGAGAAGAATAGAGAAGATATACAGAAGAAAGAAGCTAAAGCTTCTTCTGCGCCGGCTCGAAAAATCGAGCTCGACGCCGACGGCAAATGGACCGGGATACCGATTGCTCAGCGATCAACCTGGGAAACAGCCTATCCAGCCCTCAGCCTGGATGCGGAGCTCGCGAAAGCTGCCGCTTGGATCCTTGCCAATCCAAAAAACAAAAAATCGAACTACGCCCGCTTCCTGACGAACTGGCTCTCCAGGGCCCAGGACAGCGCACGGCCGGCCACACCATCGAATCAACAGCGATTCGACCCAGTGGCATTCGTAAACCGAAATAGGACTGACCATGGACGCAATCACGGCACCATTATCGACGTGTAATCAATCCGTCTGGATGCAGCAAAACCAGGCCCTTGGCATGTCGCTCATGGACCACTTGTTCAACCGCTTGGACGGTGCGTATCCCCGAAAATGGCGGGCGGACTTCCAGAACGAGATCGCCATCGCGAACTGGAAAGAGACCTGGGCGGAAGCTTTTGACGAAGAGGACGTCACGCCGACGGAGATCAAAACCGGGCTTTCGAACTGTCGTCGGATGTTCGACTGGCCGCCCTCGCTGACCGAGTTCTTGCGTGCTTGCCGTCCTGGCATGGATCCGGAGATTGCTTTTCACGAGGCGGTGCAAGGTTTGATATGCCGCCGAAGGGGAGAGCGCGGCGCATGGTCTCACCCAGCGATTTACCATGCTTCCGTCGATGTTGGTCAGCATGATGTACTGAACTGCACGTATGGCGCCGTGAAAGTGCGGTGGGAAAAATGCCTACTTGCGCAACTGGCCAAAGGAGCATGGGCTGAGATACCCGAGGCAACCATCGCGCTGCCAGCCCCAGCGAAAACGGAACAGAGCAACGCCGAGGCCAAAGCCGCCATGAACCGGATGGGCGCCGGCAATATCCTGAATAAATCCGGGCGTGAACACAAACGCTGGGCGCACAAGATTCTCGACAATCCCAAAGGAAGATCGCCAACGGTTATTGCGATGGCTAAGGCCGCTCTGGAGGGCGCTGCCGCATGACCGTCCAATGCATCGCCTGCCAGCATTTCTCCTACCAGAACGCTCCACGCCAGATAGCGTCCGATGGCGGCTATGGCCACTGCGCCTTCGACCCGGCCTGCCGATTTTCCAGCGCGATCTACGAACACCATTGCCCGAAATTCAAGGCGGCCGATAAGGAAACCGTGGATAAACGGCACGCCTGGCGCGACGAGCGCCAAGCCAAATTTGCTCGGGAGGTGCTGAAAAATGATCATTCTTGAGCTCCCGTGGCCACACGAAGACTTGAGCCCGAATGCTCGTGTGCATTTCATGGCCCTATCCCGCGCCAAGAAGAAATATCGCTCTGATTGCTGGTATCTGGCTCTGGCAGCCAGGGGTAAAGCACAAGGGCCGCAAACGCTCAGCTTTATGTTTCACCCTCCGCACAACCGCAAATACGACCGTGACAACCTCATTGCGTCAATGAAGGCCGGCATCGATGGGTTGGCTGACGCGCTCAAGATCAATGACAGCGACTTTCATCTTGGCGATATCGATATTGGCGCGCAGGCCCCAGGCGGCAAGGTTCGGGTATTCATTAGTGAAAAATCCGAATGACGACACCAAAACCCCGCATCATCCAGATCGACAACGGCAAATGGCAGTGTTCTGATGCCAACCTGACCCGTACCGGCAAAACCGCCAAACAGGCATATGACCGGTGGATGTCCGCAGTCTTGCACAACCAGGCCAAAGCCCAGCTAAAGCGCGTGCGCCAGCCGCATCAGAACCTCACTATCGCCAAGCCGCGCAAGGCCGCGCCCGTTGCGGCGCCTAACTATCACGAGTCGGTGGTGCAGCAGGTCGCCGGTACGCAGCCGCGCAGAAAGTACGTGCCGCCGGCACTGATGCGGCTCAATGGCCAGCGTGCAGCGGCATTTCAAAAACCGATGATCACGCCCAACGGCGTTGGTAATTACCGGGAATATTCAAAGGAGACGGAACGATGACACTAGCGCACGATAACGACGGGCTGTTCGAGACCGCGCACAATGCGCTGCTGTTCGCCTTCAACTTTTCAAACGAACAATATGATCGGCCATTGATGAATCGGTATGCCGATGACCCGGTCTCGTATGTCTCTAAGGAACTGTCCGGCATGGACGGGGCAGGGCAGGCCGGGATAATCATGAGTAGGCTTATGGGACTGCCCCCGCTATATCAATACATTATCTTCGCCAAATACGCGCCGCAGGTCATCAAGTGCGACTGTGATCGCGCTTGTTGTCGGGGCTATAGGGATAACCGGCTATGGTTGGCGGCGATCAGTGAAATTTCATCGACGGCACTGCGCGAGGCGTTATCAGGCTGTATCTCGCATCGGGTTTTGCGCGACGGCATCGTCAAAAAGCTTTTCGAGCGCAAGAAGGCGAAGCATAAGATCGTGCTGTCCGACCTGGCAGAGCGCTGTGGCGTTCCTCAGCGTACCGCCCTGGATCAATCTGCAAAGATCCGGCGCTGGTACCACGGGGCGAACGCAACGAAGAACCACGAGGCCATACAGGGGCATGTGCAACGGGCGGAATTGCTGGCTGAGAATCTGTTTGAATCGTGCGGAATAGTGAAAGTTCTTGACTGACTGCCAAAACACATGCAATATAGACAGTAATTTGAGATTCTCATAGTTGCGCCTAAAGCTCCGAAACAGAAATGTTCGGGGCTTTTTGCATTTTGACGTGGGGTGGCGCAGTTGGCAGCGCGCCGGGCTCACAACCCGGAGGCCGCAGGTTCGAATCCTGCCCCCGCAACCAATTTCTTGTTTGTCTCCTTGCTGGGAAACCGGCAATTTGCGGCCCTACTGTCACTCGATGGTGGGGCCGATCTTTTTGAACAGAATATGGCAAAGCGACAATCCGAACCGACGATTGTGCGCCCCGTGCCACCAGAGTCGGCTGAAGACGAGTTGTACGCCCGACTGATGCCAGCGCCAGAGGTCGGCACTTGGGTGCAAGACAGCATCTTGGCTGAAGATGGAACGCTACACAATCTAGATCATACCCACCTGATAGACGCTGATCTGTGTTTCCTGTGGGCATCATCTGCATTCAGTAAGCAAGGCCGTACCGTGGTAGGCCAGACCGAGCAGGTAATGTTCCGCGCCGGCGGCTGGCAGAAGGCCCGGCAAGAGCAGCAGATGCGCGACTGGTTCGGCCGGGTGCCGGCCTTCATCATTACCCTGGCTGCTGATTATTGCGCTCAATGCAGCGATGCTGAGTTCTGCTCTCTGGTCGAACATGAGCTTTATCACATCGCCCACGACACGGACGAATTCGGCACACCCAAGTTCACCAAGGAAGGCTTGCCGAAGCTGGCACTGCGTGGACACGATGTCGAAGAGTTCGTCGGCGTAGTGCGGCGGTACGGTCCTAGCCCTGAGGTTGCGCGCATGGTCGAAGCTGCCAAAGGCCCTGCTGAGGTGTCCAGGCTGAACATCGCACACGCATGCGGCACTTGCTTAATGAAGGCTGCGTAATTTTTACCCACTCCCTACGGATATAACATTATGGCAAAGCTCAATGAGGCGATGCAGCGCTTCATTGTGCAAGCGCTGGCCTGTTACGACACTCCCACTCAGGTGGCAGAGTCAGTAAAGGAAGAGTTCGATATCGTAGTCACCCGCCAGCAGGTGGCGAGCTATGACCCCACCAAGGTAACGAGTAAGGCGCTGGCCAAGAAGTGGCGCGATCTGTTTGCATCGACCCGCGAGCGCTTCCGCAAGGAAATTGCCGAGATCCCGATTGCTGACCAAGCATACCGGTTGCGTCAATTGCACCGCATGGTTCAAAGTGCCATGAATCGCAAGAATATCGTTCTGGCGGCGTCGCTTCTTGAGCAGGCGGCCAAAGAGCAGGGCGGCATGTTCACCAACAAGCGCGAGCTGAGCGGCCCGAACGGTGGACCCATTCCTATGATGCCTACCACTATCGAGCTGGTCGCGCCCAATGACCACAGCGAGGATTAAGTTACCGCCGAAACTGATTCCAGTTTTCAGCGGTCTAGCCCGGTACCGCGGCGCGCGCGGCGGCCGGGGCAGCGCTAAAACGCGCAGCTTTGCGCTGATGACGGCGGTACGTGCCTACATGTTTGCCGAGGCCGGTGTTTCAGGCGTAATCCTGTGCGGCCGTGAGTACATGAATAGCCTGGAAGATTCCTCTATGGAGGAGGTCAAGCAGGCGATTCGTTCGGAACCCTGGCTGGATGCCTACTTCGATATTGGCGACAAGTACATCCGCACGAAGAACAAGCGCGTGGCCTATGCGTTCGCCGGCCTGCGCCATAACCTGGACAGCATCAAGTCCAAAGCGCGGATCCTGATTGCGTGGATCGACGAGGCCGAAAACGTCAGCGAGACGGCCTATATCAAGCTCCTACCGACAGTTCGAGAAAATGGCTCGGAAGTCTGGATCACCTGGAACCCGGAAAAGGACGGTAGCCCGACCGATCAGCGGTTTGTGAAAAACCCGCCGCCCGGGTCCAAGATTGTCGAGTTGAACTATACCGACAATCCCTGGTTTCCGGATGTGCTTGAGCAGGAACGGCTTTCTGACCGTGATCGGCTGGACGATCAGACCTATGCCTGGATCTGGGATGGTGCTTACCGCGAAAACAGCGATGCTCAGATCCTAGCCGGAAAGTACCGGGTAGCTGAATTTTCGTTTGAAGATGCGTTCGATGGCCCGTATTTCGGTCTGGATTGGGGTTTTTCGCAGGATCCCACGGCAGGCGTTCGATGCGGCATATACGACCAGCGTCTATATATAGAGCATGAGGCCGGCAAGGTTGGCTTGGAGAACGATGATATAGCCAGTTTCATGATCGCCCGCCTTCCTGGTATTGAATTGCATGTGGTTCGCGCTGACTCGGCCAGGCCGGAGACAATCAGCCACGTTAAGAGCAAAGGCAAGAATGGCCAGCGCGCCAACCTGCCACGCATCGAAGGCGTGGAAAAGTGGAAGGGCAGCGTCGAGGATGGGATTGCCCATCTGCGCAGCTACAAGGAAATCATCATTCACCCACGCTGCAAAAAAACACTGCACGAGGCCAGGACATACAGCTACAAGGTAGATCGCATGACCGGCGATGTGCTCACCGACATTGTGGACGCTAACAACCACTACATCGACGCAACGCGTTATGCCCTTGGTCCGCTCATTAAACGCAGCGGCGCCTTGGGTCTGATGCTTCCAAAACGCCTTCAAGGCAAAAAATAACTATGGCCATTTTCAAACTATCCGCGCTCGATGGTGGCGTGGTGCTGATCGTGCGCGCCCGTTGCCTGACATGCGCCCGGCAGGTTGCTATTGATTATGCCGGCCCTGAGGGCACGCGCGTATGGGCCAGCCGCTCGAATTCGACGGTAGATCTGATCCGAGACCCCGAGAGTCACGGCTATCTGAGCGAAGGCAAGAGCGGCCTTATCAAGCGAATTGAACATGACTCAACCGAATAACCTGACGCTGGCCGTCAATCATGCGCTGAACGATGCCAGGATGGCCCGCGCACGCATGGGCTTGCTGACTGGCGGTTATGCCCTGGACGACAAGCGCAAATGCAGCGCTTGGGCGGAATATGGATTTCCGACCGATGTTACCTATGACATGCTATTCGGGCTGTACCGTCGCGGCGGTCTGGCCCATGGCGCCGTCAATAAGGTCATCGGCGCATGCTGGAAAACTAGCCCGTGGATTATCGAAGGTGACAAGCTAGACGAAGCCAAGAAAGAAACGCCTTGGGAGAGTGCCGCTACCCGCACATTGACCGCCCGCATTTGGCGCTCTTTCGCTGAAGGGGACCGGCGCCGCCTTGTCGGGCGCTACTCTGGCCTGTTGCTGCACATCAACGATAGCCAGGGCTGGAATAAGCCAGTTGCCAAGGGCAAGAGCTTGGTCAAGGTCACGCCCGCTTGGGCCGGGGCCCTCAAGCCGTCGAAATTCGATACCGACGAGAATTCGCAGACCTACGGCCAGCCCACCGAGTGGGAGTACGCCGAAACCCGGCGCGACGGCATGGTGGGGCGTCGAGTCAAGATTCACCCTGATCGCGTATTCATTCTTGGCGACTGGGATGGCGATGCTATCGGATGGCTGGAGCCGGCCTACAACGCGTTTGTGTCACTGGAGAAAGTCGAGGGCGGTAGCGGCGAATCGTTCCTGAAGAATGCGGCGCGCCAGCTCAATATCAATTTCGACAAAGAAATCGACTTTGCGAATCTCGCCAGCATGTACGGCGTGTCAGTGACCGAGTTGCAGGAGAAATTCAACGAGGTTGCGGTAGAGATGAATCGCGGCAATGACGTTGTGTTGCCCACTCAGGGCGCGACGGTTACCCCGCTGGTTACTGCGGTGGCCGACCCGGCCCCTACGTATGGCATCAACCTGCAGACGGTTTCCGCTGCGCTGGACATTCCCAGCCGCGTACTGGTTGGCAATCAGCAAGGCGAACGCGCCAGCACTGAGGATCAGCGATATTTCAATGCCACTTGCCAGTCTCGTCGCATGAATCTTTCATTCGAGATCGAAGACTTCGCTGATCACCTAGTGCGCATCGGCATCATCAAGCCGGTTGGTGAAAAAACCGTCATGTGGGATGACCTAAACGAACAGACAGCGGTCGAAAAGCTGGAAAGCGCTCTGAAAATGAGCCAGATCAATCAAACCTCCATGGCTACCGGCGAAGCCGTGTTCCAGAGCGACGAAATCCGCTCGGCCGCCGGCTATGACGCGGATGGCGCGCAGCCGCTGGATGAGGATGAGGATGAGGATGGCGGCGAAACCTAAATCACCGATCCTACCGAGTAATCCTGCTGATCCCACTGGCGTTGATCGCCTGGAACGGGGCGCGATGCGTGAGTTTGCCAAGCGTATGCGCAAGATTCGGGACGGCTACATAGCGGTTCTCAAGCGTATCCCCGCAGAGCTTGCGGTGAATGAGCGCTACACGTTCAGGCTGGACCAGTACGTTTTGGAGGCGCTTTACGCCGAGTTGTCTATTGTCGTCGATAGCGTCCTGCTGGAGGGCGGCGCTCGCGACAACTGGTTCCTTCGCGCTTATGCCGAGGTGTCGTACCAGCGTGGCACGGCTCAGGCGCATGTGAATCTGGCGCAGCAGTCCGAAGCCTACAAGGCCGGGCGTATGTCGCTGGACAGCTTATTGCGCTCACCGCCATATCAGGCCCGTGTGGCACTGGTCAGGGCTCGAGCGTTCGAAGAGATGAAAGGTCTGGCCGCTGACGTAAAGGCCAGGATGGGCCGTATTCTGGCCGATGGCATTGGTCGCGGCAAGAACCCGACCGTTATTGCCAAGGAACTCACAAGCCAATCGGAAGGTATAAGTGCCGGTCGAGCTCGAAACATTGCTCGAGCGGAGATACCCATGGCCTTGCGCCGGGCACGTTGGGATGAAAAGGACCAGGCCGAAGAAGATTACGGCGTGCAATCCAAATTGATGCATATATCCGCGCTCAGTCCGACGACGCGCATTACGCACGCAGCGCGCCACGCGAAACTTTTCACTTCAGGCGAGGTGCGCGATTGGTACAGCAAAGATGGTAACGGAAATAACTGCAAATGCGCCCAGACAGAGGTTTTAGTGGATGACGACGGTAAGCCGCTGGTGCCTGGTATCCAGGCACGTGCGCGTAAGAACTATGACGTCATGAAAAAGAAAGGCAAAGGCCCTTGGGCCAAGGAATAGGCCATGAAAACAAACAAAGTCACGTTGCGGGTCAACCGCGGCGATGTCGACCAAGTGCAAGTCAATGTCACGACGCAAGTCAACGCCAAGCAAATCCGCAAGATTACGCACAACGGGCGCGAGCACTGGGTGCTACCCAGCTATACGCTGCCTGCCAACGTCATTATGAACGGCGGCCTGTACCCGGCCAGCGAGATCGATGCCCACTATCAGGGCCTGGAGGGCACGCTGGCCCCGCTCGGCCACCCCACGGTCGATGGCAAGTTCGTGTCCGCCTTCAGCCCCGAGGGCATCAATGTGGGCTATGCCGGGGCATTCAACCGCAACGTCAAGAAATCCGGCAATCGGGTCTATCTGGAAAAGTGGGTAGATATCGAGGTCGCAGGCCGTACCGAACAAGGCCGCGAGTTGCTGGAACGTGTTGAAGCGCTGGAAAAGGGCGAAGACGTGCCGCCCATCCATACCAGCGTGGCTGTGTTTCTCCAAGAGATCGAGCCCAACGAAGAGCAGAAAGCCGCCGGCGCGGAATGGGTCGCCAAGATCAACGGCATGGATCACGATGCCATCCTACTGAATGAAGTGGGCGCGGCTACCCCAGAGCAGGGCGTCGGACTCATGGTCAATGCTGACCAGGCCAAGCCACTGGCGGCGAACTCAGGCGCACTGGTGGGCGAGTCCTACCGTGAACGTGAGCAGCGCCTGGATCGGGCCGCCAAGGAGCGTTTCGCCCCGGGCGGCGATGACTATGCGTGGATAGCCGACTTTACCGATACCCAAGCCATCATCGTGCGCAATGGCGGAGTAGCCGAGGTCTATGGCTACACCACGGAAGGCGGCAAGATCGTATTCGGCGATTCCGGTGCCGCTGTTGTCCGCCAGGAGTCCTGGGTGGCGATGATTGCCAACAGCGTTAAGAAGATTTTCAACCATCAGGCCCGGCCTGATAAAACCATGGAGGGCGATATGCCTCTAACCCCTGAAGAAAAGGCCGGCCTCGTCACTGATGTCGGCGCTGCTGTTGCTGCCAATGTGGCGGAGCAGCTCAAGCCCCTGACGGATGCCGTTGCGGCATTGCAGGCCAATCAAACGGCGCTATCCGACTCGCTGACGGCCAACGCCCGAGCCGAGGAAGTTGAAAAGCGCAAGGCCGTAGCCGAGAAGCATGGCGAAGTAGTTGCCAATGCCTTGTCCGGCGATGCGCTGGAAGCGATGTACAAGTCGCTGGGCACCGCCGCTCCTTTGGCGGGCAACTCCGGCCAAGAGCAGGCCGAGACCGGCGCGCCCGACCCCGCAACCTACTTCGGAGGTAAGTAATCATGGCACGCTATCGTCGCGTCAACATTGACGGCAAATCCCTCTTCAAGACGGAAACGCGGCTGCTTGCGGCTGCTACCTATCCCGGCACCTTCGCCGTGATCAACGGCAGCGACAAGTTCGCCCAATCCGCCGCTGTGGCGGGCCGGATGTACATCATCGACTGCGCCCATCACGAAGGCCTGGGCATCGAGGATCAGATCCCCGCAGACCACTCGGCCATCGGCAACTATCTGGAAGAAGGCCGCGAGTTCGCGGTCCGTATGGCGGCCGGGACCTATAAAAAGGATCAGGCTGTCACGGTTTCGGCTAGCGGCCTCGCGATCCCGGTACCAGCGGCAGCCGGCACCTATTCGGTGATCGGCTATATCCAGGACGACGTAACCACGACTGCGGTGGATTTCATCCGCATTCGCGCTCGCGCCTCTTCCGTAACTGTGGCATAAGGAGCCAGGACTATGTTTTTTACCCCTGAAACGCTGGCCGCGAACAGCCGCATGCGTGGTCATTGGACAGAGCTGTGGGCAAACCGCAATCAGTTCAATTCCCAGCAAGCCATGATGGTCAACGCATATCGCGCGACCATGACCCCCGAACAGATCGCCTGCAACGCCGTCGCCGGCCTGGGCCGTGACTTCTGGGCCGACGTTGACCGCCAAATCATCCAACTGCGTGATCAAGAAGTTGGCATGGAGATTGTCAACGATCTAATGGGCATTCAGACCGTGCTGTCGGTGGGCAAAACGGCCAAACTGTACAACGTGGTTGGAGATATCGCCGACGACGTATCGGTCAGCCTGGACGGTCAGGCGCCGTACTCGTTCGACCACACCGACTATGGCAGCGACGGCGACCCGATCCCGGTGTTCTCCGCCGGGTTCGGCGTGAACTGGCGCCACGCGGCCGGCCTGCAAACGGTCGGAATCGATCTGGTGCTGGATTCGCAAGAAGCCAAAATGCGCAAGTTCAACAAGAAGATTGTTGCCTATACGCTGGACGGTAGCGCCAACGTTCAAGTCCAGAATTACCCTGCGCAAGGTCTGCGCAACCACCGCAATACGGTCAAGATCGACCTGGGCGCCGGCGGGGCGGGCATCAATCTGACCACGGCCACAGCAGCGCAAATCATCGCGTTCTTTGGAACTGGCGCATTCGGCCAGACCGCGCGCACCAATAAGGTCGTCGCTTATGACGTCCTTTGGGTATCGCCCGAAATTTGGGCGAACTTGGCCCAGCCGTACGTGGTCAACGGCGTCATCAGCGGCAACGTGCTCAATGCCATTCTGCCTTTCGCGCCAGTCAAGCAGATCAAGATGACCTACGCGCTCACGGGCAACGAGTTCCTTGGCTACGAGCGCCGTCAGGATGTGGTTACACCGCTGGTAGGCATGACCACAGGCACGATGCCGCTACCGCGTCCGCTGCCCAACACCAACTACAACTTCCAGATCCTCGCGGCCATGGGTATCCAGGTCAAGAGGGATGACGACGGCCTGTCGGGTGTTGTGTACGGCGCTGACCTAACATAAGGAGGGTGAAATGGCTAAATACCAAGTAGTCCGCCCGTGGTTCGGCGTGGCAATGGGGCAGATCGTGACCTTGAAAGAGGTTCATCCTGCGTTGCGTGCCAATGTCATGTTGGTGAGCGAAGGTGCGCCGAAGGAATCGGATGCCGCGGCCAAGGTGCTTGATGCGGCCCGGGCAGAGGCGCAATCCATCATCGATGCGGCTAAAGCCGAGGGCCAGGCCATCATCGATGCGGCCCGGGCAGAGGTCGAAAGCCTCATTGCAAGCGAAGTCGCTGAAACTGCGTCTTTGACGCCAGCAACGCCGGACGCAACGTCCGACAAGCCCAAAGCAACGCCGAAAGGCAAGTAACCGCCACCTTCGGGTGGCTTTTTAACGGCCCTGCCTCATGGTGGGGCCGTACCTATTTCTGGGTTCAGACATGATCACAACCGAGCAAGCCGCCGAGTATCTGGCGAGCGTGGGCGTCAATCTGCCTGATTTCATCCTGGCCGCGCTCGTTGAGCAGGCCAACACCATAAACGATTGCCTGGCCGAGCACTATTCGCCCGCCGTGGCGCTGTTGATTCAGTGCTACTTGCTGGGCTTGATGGCTTTGGGCCAGGGCGACCGCTACATCAGTAGCCAGACCGCCCCATCGGGGGCCTCGCAGTCGTTCCGCTATATGGCGTTTGCTGATCGCTGGCGCAGTCTTATGGGTCTGCTTCGCGGCCTGGATACCTACGGTTGTGCGACTGGCCTTGTTCCTCCAGACCCGACAGCCGTGGCCCACGGCGGTATCTGGATCGGCAAGGGCGGGCGCTTTTGCGAGGGCTCGTAGCCAATACTGTTTATCTGCTCAGCAATGAGGTAAAATGGACGAGCCCGCAAAGTGCGTCAACACCGTGCGGGCTCTAACCACAACATCATTCATTGGAGGAATGACAGCATGGCTACGCCAATTTTACATCACGTTGAAAGTGATGAATATCTGATTTCTGGTGTTTACGCTATACGAAATCGAGTGACGGGAGACTTCTATGTTGGGTCTTCCAAGAATATAAGAAACAGATGGGCGGTACATAAGTACCAGTTAAGCAAAGGAACTCATGGAAGCTCAAGGCTTAGAAATGCTTGGGGGGAATACGGGGAGGCGGCTTTCGAGTTTCTGCTTCTCAAGATTGTTTTAGGCTCAAGGGCTGAAATATATGCGGCTGAACAGCAATACCTGGACAGCTTCAAGCCCAGCTACAACATATCAGCAAGCGCCATAGACAGTTCCGGCGTCGTTCCCTCAGAGGAAGCGCGTCGAAAAATGTCAGAAGCCAGAAGCGGGGAAAAGAATTATTGGTTTGGCGTAAAAGGTCCAGCCAACCCGGCGTATGGAAGAAAGCAGCCTGAGCGCCTCAAGGCTCTATTGTCTGAAATGCGGAAAGGGGAAAAGAACCCTATGTATGGCATCACGCCGCCGCACGCGAAACTGACGGACGATCAGGTCAGGCAGGTCAGGGCTTTGCTCGCAGAAGGAAGAACGATGGCTTCGATAGCCGAGGCGTATGGAGTGTCCATAGGGGCAATCAACCATATAAAGCATGGACGATCCTATGTGCGAGTTGCGTAGGAAAATAGGAATGGCCCGCTTCGGCGGGTTTTTTAATGGACGCAGACTATGTGCAGCGCTGTCGCTAGATGGAGTTATCAGAACACGGCAACGGTCAAGCCATTCGTATCTTTGGACGACTGGACCGGTGCAACCGTGTACGGCCCTGAGTACACGATTGCCTGCACATGGACCGCGGACTCGGAGCAGGTACGCGAGACTGGCGGTCAATCCGGCGCGCGTGGCGCTGAGTTCGTCTCCAAGCACATCATCTTTACCGAAGATAAACGCCCCAAGTATCTGGACATGATCATGTTCGATGGATCCGATGGTTGGGAAGAGATCCGGGCTGTGACCGGCTGGGATATGTCCAGCCTTGGCGAGCCCGATAGCCCCGACTTTAAGCTGGTGACATAGCCATGCCTGCAAAGGGAATAGAGCGCGTGCGCAAGAGCTATCGTCGCACGGTGGAGCGCATCGCCGGCCAAGTATCGGAAGGGGCCGTGTACGAAATCCTATCGCAGGGCGGCGCAATGGCAGCGACCATGACGCCGATTGACACGTCGAATCTGATCAACAGCCAGTATGCGCCGCAAATTGAACAGAACAAGGGCAAAGTGTCCGGCCATATAGGCTACACAGCGGAGTATGCCTCTGCCGTGCACGAAGCACCCGGAACCCTGGCGGGCCAGCCGCGCAAGAGCGGAAATGGCGATTACTGGGACCCGAACGCCGAGCGGGAGTTTCTTTCCAAAGGCTTTGACGAGATCAAGCCGGCCATCCCCGCCATCTTGAAACGGAACTACCGCAATGCTTAACGAATTCAAGGAATGGGCCGAGGCCGTGCTTGGCTCGGCCTACGTCTATTCCATGGGCATGTGGACGGATCGGCCTGGAATCGCAGAATCAAAAATTTGCGCTATTCAGGGGAACGGCGGCCCAGGCCCAGACGTTGATGACCGGCGCGCACGGTTTCGCGTGATTCTGCTGGGGCCTGCCAATGGCCGGCAGCATGCGGCAGCGATCATGGCAGACGTGCAGGCCTTGGCGCTTGCCGCGCTGGGCGATTCAGTCCCGTGTGGCGCGGCTCGGGTGCGCGCTATCGGCGAGCCCACCGGGCCAGGCTACACCAACGAGACCCGAGCATGGTTCTCACTCGATTTTGAAGTGCTTTTCTGACCGCCTCCGGGCGGTTTTTACTTTCTGGAGGCCACCAAATGGCATGCAATAAAACGAAATACACGGGCCGTGACGTGGTCCTGGAATACTTCATCGGCTGCGGCGACGCGTTGCCGGCTGAGGCCGATTGGAAGCGCTTTGGGTCGATGCGGACCAAGGAATTTACCCTTGAATGGGAAACCGCTGACGGAACTGCCGATGATTCGGTAGGGGCGCTGCGTGAGAACCTTGCGACGTTTCAGAGCCTGTCCATTTCCGGCGATGGCACGCTCAAGGCATCCGGCAGCGGCTCGGCCAACCTGATCGAAATGACCAAGCACGTGGCCAATCCCACGGCAACCGGCGGCGAACCAGTGGCCTGGATGCGCATGACGTTCCCGGACCTGACGTTCGTTGCGTTCATGCTGGTCACCAACATGAGCCGCAGCGCGCCTTACGACGACGTGGCCACGTACAGCCTGGAAGCCAGCGCTACCGCGTCCGACTTCGGTCTGATCGTTACCGACACTCCAGATCCGGATGCGCCAGCAGTGACTTCAGTAGAAGTCGTGCCGGCCACTCTGGCCATGACTGTGGGCGAAACCTACGACCTGGAATCCGTGGTGCTACCCACTAATGCCAATCAAGGCGTGACGTGGTCTAGCTCTGTGCCTGCCGAGGTTTCGGTGAATGCGGTAACTGGTGCGGTTGAAGCGCTGACCGCGACCACCACTACAGCGACCATCACAGCGACAAGCACGGACGATCCGACCAAGACCGATTCTTGCGTCGTTACCGTGTCGTAGTCATTTACGGGGCTGGTCGGGCATGCGCTCGACCTGTCCAGCCGCTGCACCTAATCCTGTTCCGTACTGGCTTTGGGCTGTGCTGTAGTCGATCAAGGTGTCATTCGCGTCAAAGCGAAGCGTTGCCATGTTCGAGCGTGAGTCCGCGCCACCAATGAAGGCCCCGACGAACGGAATGTAAGTTTCAGGTCGGGCGCTTGATTCAACGTAGTTGTAGACCACCGTTACGGTGCCATCGGACTGGCGCATGGTTGTGGTCGGCTGACCTAGTGCCGCGATCACCTCGGTCTTCGTGGTTTGGCCTTTGGTGAATTTTGATACTTGATCATCAGTCACCCGCACGCCCGATGATGCACAGCCTACAAGTAGGGCGACGAGAAAAACCGCAACGAATCGAATCATGAGCACTCCAAGTTTATTGAGCGAATGTAACAGAATGAGCGGCCCATGCAAATCCTAACCGAGATTGGCGAGATCGGCGTCTATATGGGCGACGAGTCATATTCGCTTCGGCCTTCACTTTATGCGATGACGCGCTTGGGTGAGCCCGCAGACATTGTGTGCACTTATGCGAACGTCATGGCAGGCGACCTGCAAGATGCACTTGCTGTCATATTCGCATGCTGCGAAGCCGACTTATCTGCCGTATTCGGATGTTTTGAGAGCACAGAAGCAGGCTTGAAATACGTCGCTGGTTCCGCGCCTCAGGAGCATGTTGTTCCGTTGGCTCAGTGCCTGATGAAGCATGGCATTACCGGTGCGCTTGAGCCGTTACCGCGCCGTCACGACGAGGATCCGGAGTATGTCGTTCGGTTCCTTGCGCGCGATCATGTGGCACTGGCAATGGCTCATCTTGGCATGAGTGAAAAGGACGCCTGGAATATGACCATGACAAGTCTGGTCGGAGCATTGCGCGCCAAGTTTCCGCAGCAAGAAAGTAATGCGCCCGGGGCCAGGGCGCCAAGCAAAGAAGAGCACGAAGCCACGATGGAGTGGTTTGACAAGATAGAAGCAAAGCGCAAGGCAGCGCAAGGGGCGCATTGATATGGCGGCACAAGGCGAAAATGTAGGCGGCATCTACTACGAAGTCGAAGCGGATACGTCCAAGCTGGTCAATAGCAGTCAGAGCGTTGATAAGTCGCTCGATGGCATGAACAAGCGCTTTGCGCAGACAGACAAAGCCGCTGCCAAAGCTGACATGCGCATGACGAAAGTTGCCGCGTCAGTGCAGCGAATGGGCCGCGAGTCCGGCATAGCCAGTGTCGCTATGGGCGCCTTAGCGAAAGTAGTGTCTGGAATCGTTTCGCTTAAAACAGCCGTCATGCTGGTGCAGATGGCAGAAGCCTACAACGAAATGGCCGAGCGGATTGCCATGGCGACAAACGGCACTCGCGAATTCAATATGGTGCAGGACCGGCTGCTGTCCACAGCCAACGGAACTTACCGAGCGCTATCCGAGGCCCAGGAGGTCTATATTCGTACCGCTGACTCATTGCGGTCGATGGGCTACAGCACTGAGCAGGTCCTGGACATTACCGATTCACTGTCGTATTTGTTTGTGACCAATGCCGCCAGTGCGGATCGCGCAAGCACGGCCATTTCTGCATATTCCAAGGCAATAAACAAGGGGAAGGTCGAGTCGGACGCGTGGGAATCGATTATTGCTGCCACGCCTTCGATCATCAACGACATTGCCGAGGCCAGCGGGAAGAGCGCAGCCAAGATACGCGAGTTAGGCGCTTCAGGAAAAATAACGGCGAAGGAGCTTAATGAAGGGCTGCGCCAGTCCTTGCAGAGCAATAAGGCGGCTGCGGATGGCATGGCCACGACAGTTAAGGATGCGCTGGTCGCTGTGCGCAACAACCTTTCAGTGCTTGTCGGCAAGGCGAATCAAGCCACAGGCGTGACGGATGACCTGGCTACGGCAATTAAGGGTGTGGCAGAGGCCATTCAGAGCGTTGACGTAAACGAGCTTGTGCGCCAGGTCGACGCTCTTCAAGTGTCGATGGTCGCCGTTAATGACTTGGCTGGTGACTGGCTCAAGCCATTCATGGTAAGCACCGATGAGGCCGCATCCTATCTGCCGAAGTCTTTCGCTGACTCCGTACTTAACACCGCAAAGGAGATAGACGGCCTTTCGATGATCTTTACTGGTACGGTAGGCGCAATCCAGGGGATATGGCAGGCTCTGGCGAACAACATACCGGCATTTTTCAAGAATGCATATAACTCGGCTTTGTCAGATGCTGCTAGCTTCGTGAATGGACTGGCAGACATCATCAATCAGCCGCTTCAGGCATTTGGGCGTGAAGGGATTGGCAAAGTATCGTTTGGGGCCGGCGAACAGAAGAAGATTATCAGGCTCGCCGATGCGGCAAAACAAGGGTGGAATAACGCTGCTAAATCTGCTGGCGCCTATGCCGCTATCGCAGGCGGCATGGAGGATCGCGAGCTTCTTCGGTCGGTGCTTGCTTGGGGAGAGGCCTATGAAACATCTGGCGCACGAGCGAAGAGCGCAATTCAAGGCGCTACTGATGCAACCGAAAAGCTAACGGCCGCGCAGAAGAAGGCGATCAAAGATCAAGAAGCAAACAAGAAAGCCATCGATGATCTAGCGCAATCACTGATGCTCGCAGCGATATCCGGCGAAGAGTTGGCCGTTGCCAGGGCGAAGCTTGCATTGAATCCCGCTGCGACGGCAGATGAAGTTGCCCAGGTAGAGGCTTTGGCCCGCGCCCTATGGGCAGTAGATGAGGTGGAGAAAGCCAAGAAGAAGTTTGGCGACGATCCAATGAAGTACATCAAGGGCGACGTGTCGCCGCTATCGGGAGGCGCTTTTGATGACCAGACGGCGCGATACGAGGCTGAGGCGGTCGCTGAGCAAGAAAGGTACACGGCGCAGCTTATCCGATTGCAAGAGGCGCTGAATCTGCAACAAGTCACTCGAGAGCAATACGCAGCCCAGGAGCTGGCGTTCGCACAAACTCACGCCGATCGCATGGCGCAGATCGAAGCGGCAAAGCAGCAAACCATGCTTGCGGCAGGTGAAAAGGGCTTTGGCGCCATGGCCGATGTCCTGAAAAAATCACAAGGGGAGCAATCTGGCATTTACAAGGCGATGTTCGCTGTATCGAAAGCATTCGCAATTGCGCAATCAATCGTTGCTATTCAGACGGGGATTGCGCAGGCCGCTGCGTTGCCTTTTCCTGCCAACTTGGCGGCCATGGCGGCAGTGGCAGCAGAAACCGCAAGTATTGTCGGCACCATTACCAGTGCAAATTTTGGTGGCGGACGCCAATACGGGGGCCCTGTTGCTGGCTCCGGCATGTACCGCATCAACGAGACCGGCGCGCCCGAAGTGCTGAACACCGCCAGCGGCAAGCAGTACTTGCTGCCCAACACGCGCGGCCAGGTCGTGAGCAACAAGGACGCAACCAGCGGGTCTGGGGAATCGGCTCCGCGTGTTACGGTCAACCTCATTGAGGATGCTTCGCGCGGCGGCCAGGTCGAGCAGACCCAGGGCGACCAGGGGCAGATCATTGATGTGTTCGTTGCTGATATCCGCGGTGGCGGCAAGGCTTCGCGAGCCATGGAATCAACGTATGGACTTCGGAGGCAAGGGCGATGATTGAAACTGATATCGACTACCCGGAGGGGCTGCCGAATCCGCTTCGGGAAGGGCATAGTCTTCGCCCTGTGTCACCTTTTATGATTACCGGCATGCAGTCAGGGCGCTCTCGCTCGCGGCGGGCATTTACGAGCGTGCCGACACGGGGCACATGGGACTTCCTCTTCAAAACCGACAATCATGCAGCCGCGTTTGAGGCGTGGTTTCGGGATGCGATCCATGACGGCGCGGACTGGTTCAACATCGAGCGCAAGACGCCCTTAGGCTTAATTAAGCTGGTGTGCAAGTTTACCGACGTGTACACCGGCCCGACCCTGATCGGTCGAAGCTCGTGGCGATTCTCTTGTCCGCTAGAAGTCTGGGAACGCCCGCTCATGCCAAAAGACTGGGGTAATTTCCCTTGGTTTGTTATTGACGCCAACATTTTCGACCTGGCTATGAATCGGGAGTGGCCCGAATCATGACTATGGTAGCTGTTTGGTATGCCAGCGCGCCGACCGATGAGGTGGCGATTGCTTCACTCGAGATTAATGTTCCGGGCCATGATCCAATCCGCATTTGCAATGGGTACGAGGATCAGTGGCTCGGCATTGAGGGCATATACCGGCTTTTCGAAGCCGAATCGCTGTCTGTGGCTTTGCCCGCCAAGAACACAACAGGCCAGCAGACGCTCAGTTTCGGCGTGCCCGGCGTAAACGGCATTGCGCAGCGCTATGTCGATGACGCGCTGGAGGCTGGTGAGGTTGTGACGATGACCTATCGCATGTACTTGGTGAACGATAAATCTGCGCCGGCTGAGCGCCCGAAGATCATGACGGTGGTGGGCGGTGGCTTTGAGGGCGCAGATGCGACATTCGAAGGTTCGTACTATGACCTTCTGAATTCAGCGTGGCCGCGCGAACGGTACACAGTCGAATCGGCGCCAGGCGTGCAATACCTATGACCATTGACGATCTACTGAAGACTCGGTATGTGAAGTACGGGCGCGGGCCGAATGCCTATGACTGCTGGGGCTTGTCGAGGGTCGGGCGTGTCGAGTTATTCGGGCGCGAGTGGCTGCCCAGCTTTGTGGATATTGACCCCGATGACAAAGAGGGTCTTACCGTGGCCGCACTGGACGTGCGCCGGGCCGGGGCTTTTGAGGAAGTGGGCTTTGTGCCCGGCGCCATCGCGACGGCCTGGCGCGCGCGTCTATGCGTCCACGTCGGGCTGGTGGTCGAGGCCGACGCCAGACTGTGGATTCTTGAGACCGATGTCGGCACCGGCCCGACCCTTACCAGGCCTAGCCAGTTCGAGCGCCGTTATACGAAAGTGATTTGCTATGACAATTAAAGTCTATCCTTCGCTCATGCCCGGGGAGCCCATGGAGACGCACACGTGGGAGGGAACGCTGGCCGGCTGGCTCGAAACCAATGGAATCGACTATACGGCCCAAGAAACCCAACCCATCAGCGTTACGGTCAATGGTCAGGCGTTACCGCTGGATCAGTGGGCGACACAAAATCTTGCGCCTCTGGACCTGGTCGAGATTCGGCCCTTACCCCATGGCGGTATATTCAAAGGGCTGGCCAATATCATCGGCGGCCTTTTCAATGCCGTTTTCGGCTGGCTATTCCCCAGGGGCGGCGGCGACGATACAGGAACGCCAGAACAGGGCCGTCAGCTTGGCGCCGCAGAAGGCAAGGCCAATCGCGCGAAGCTGGGCGAAGTCGTGCCCGAGTTGGCCGGACGGTTCCGTCGATACCCGGATTACCTGACGCCGCCGCGCCGGCATTTCGTCAACCGCCGTGAGCAGTGGCTAGAGTTTCTGGCTTGCGTCGGGCCAGGCCAATATCAAATCCTTGACGACGAGGTGAAGGTGGGCGATACGCCATTTTCATCTTTGGGGGCGGATGGCGAATATCAAATATTCGAACCGGGCGCGGACTTGTCCGGCGTGTCGATGCATGAGCATTGGCATACGGTCGCCGAGGTTGGTGGCACATCATCGGGCACGGCCGGCCTAGAACTCAGCACAGAGGTGGGCAACCGGGTCAATGCGGATCCGACCTCCTACAGTTTTAGCGGCCTACAGGTGGACCGTACTTCAGGCGCATTTCCTCCGGCTTGGGGCGCTTTGACGCTGGTCACCATCGAGTATCCACGGTCATATGCGATCACGACACAATCGGAAGTGATCGGCGGGTCGCTGACTAGCATTTCCGAGTTTGAGGGCTATTTCGGCCACCTGGACGTCACACCATCAAGCAAGATTGCGATGGGGCCGCGCGGTGCGGCTGTCGAGTATACGATCCACTCTGCAGTCGCCGTCGGCGCCGGCGTCTACAAGGTAAGACTCACGACGTTTTCGGGGGAGCCGCCTACGGAGGTCCCTGTTCTGCTACCGCCATCGCCCAGCCAGACGTTGATGTTCGGATCGCCCGTACTGCGCACCATCGGAATGATGGCCGACACATCGATGACCCTGCAAGGGCCGCTGACGTTCGAGACGGCAACCGTGTCCGGCGCGACAATCGTGTTTGCCGGTGGGCGCGTATACGGAGAATGGACGAGCGAGTTTGTCGCATGCCCGGGAAACGAGATTTCGACCGCATTCGAGGTAGATGTCTTCTTCCCTGGGGGGCTTGCCTATATCAACGAGGATGGGTCGCTATCTGGCAGATCCATAGATATTGAGATCCAGTATCGAGACATAGCGGGCGGCGCCAGGACAACGATGCAGCGCTCGTATAGCGACAACACGCTTGATCAAATCGGCGTTACGGAGCGGATCAACATATCTGCGATGAATGCCGCCTTCAGGGTGCGTCGCGTGAGCGCCGAGGGCACTGAAACCAATGTTCGGGATACCGCGCACTGGTACGGCCTCAAGTCGCGCCTGCGCACACGGACCAGTTACCCGAACTGGACAACGATGTCGACCAAGCTGCGCAGCGGCGGCCGTCTCGCTGCTCAGTCAGAGAACCAGATAAACATTGTGGCCACCCGAATCTTGCCAACCTTATTACCTGACGGCACATGGTCCGCGCCGCAGCCAACTCGAGATATATCCGCATTCCTGCGCTATATCGATCACTCCATTGGCTATACGGATGCCAACCTGGATATGGAAGAGCTACAGCGCTTGCAGGCCATCTGGGCGTCCCGGGGCGAGACGATGGACCATGTGTTCGATCTTACGACCGTTAAAGAGGCTATGAATGTCACGCTCGGCGCCGGCATGGCCGAGCTCACGGTATCGGATGGGCTGATCCGACCTGTGCGCGACGACGTGCGAACCCAGTTTGAGCATTCGTATAGTCCGCAGAATATGACCGGTTCATTGCGCCGCACCTTTCGCGCCAGGCGGCACGATGACCCGGATGGTGTCGAGGTCGAGTACACGGATGACGAAACATGGACGCAGCAGACCGTCGTTTGCGCACTGCCTGGAAGCCAGCGACTCAAGCTGGAGAAGGTCAAATTACAGGGCGTAACGGACCGGACAAGGGCTTGGCGCATCGGCATGCGGCGCGCTCGCATTAACCGCTACCGCAATTGGGAATACCAGTTCGACGCAGAAATGGATGCGCTCAATAGCGAGTATCTGTCCTATGTGCCTCTCTTTGATGGCATTCCCGGATATGGGCAGTCGGCGCTACTGGAACGCATTGAGGCTGTCGGCGGCGGCGCCATGCTCCATGTGAGCGAACCTCTGAAGTGGGAAGCGGGGCAGAGTCATGTCGTCGCGTATCGGCGACCAGATGGCACGCTGGCTGGACCATGGCCGGCAGCACCGGGCATCGACGATTACAGCGTCATTGCAGACGTTCCGCAGCCCTGGCCCGTTGTGACGCTCAAGATGGAGCCGCCGCATGTGTATTTCGGCACCGCAGAGCGCTGGGCTTTTCCCGCACTGATCACGGACATCAAGCCGCAAGGCATGGAATCGGCCAGCGTGACAGCCACGAATTACGATGTTCGCGTATACGCCGACGACGACAACTTCCCATCTGACTGATTAACACCTTCACCATTGATTCTGAGCCCGCCATTGTGCGGGCCTTTTCCATTGAGGCGCAGCATGACCACATACAACACCGAAAATCCGATTGGAAGCACTGAGGTCAAGGACCTGTACGACAACGCGCAAAATCTGGACATTGCGACCAATGATCGCACGGCCCGCGCCTGGATCGATCGCCTAGGGAAAAATCGACGCACGATGTGGGGCATGGAAGAGGATTTTCAGGACTTTCTCGTGAATTCCGGGTATGAAAATATCGGTGACTATGCTGCCGGCCTCGAGATCACCGCGCGAAATCAGATTTTCTGGAAGGATGGCGAGCTGTATCGTGCCGGCAAAGTGCTTGATTTGCCGTATACAACGACAGGGGAATGGGTCGATGAAGAAGGTCTGTTTGTTGCGGTCGGTGACGCAGCTTTGCGCCAACAGCTTGCTGACAAAATTGATCCAGGTAGCGGCGCCGCGATGGTCGGCTATGGTGCAGGCACTGTAAAGGACGCGCTGGACTCCAATGCCGCCAGCATCGCGGAGAACGCCGGCGCCATAGACAGCAATGCACTGGCCGTAGACGCAATAAATACCCGACTCAAGCCAGGCTTGCTTACGCCAAGAGCAAAGCCTTCAAGTTTTGATTACGTGCCAGGCAATATATGGGAGTGCGTAACGGCGGGGCAAGCAAAGCATGATATTGATCTTGAGCAAGAGTTTCGCACGGCTTATGGTTCGATTATGGGGGCAGAGGCAGGGCCAACCGGGTTGACAGATAAATGGGTTGATCCAGTAAATGGGGTTGATAGCGCGGAAGGCGGGGATCTTGCGCACCCGTACAAAACGCTCAAGCACGCGTATCAGAGCACGGTGGGCACAGTCTGGCTAATGCCAGGGCGATACACCGAGCTTTTTGATTTGCGTTGTTCTGATAGAACATTGGGTGATGGGAGCGCTAGGGCGGTGATGGTGAAAGCCTGGGAAGGCCCGGGGACCGTTACTTTTGTCACGTCAGGACAGCAGCCCGCCGAAATGACTTGGGCCGATCAGGGGAATCAAGTGTGGTCTGCCACACCCGCAGACGGGAAAGTAGTCGAGCTAATTATCTTCCACGACGAAGGCAAAGAAATACCCATCCATTACAAGGGGGGCATCACCCCGCTGGTAAATACCGGCTATGGCTGGTATCAAAATATGGATGACAATGTAGTTTATTTGGCGTTTGCAGGAAGAAGTATTAATGCTGATAAAGCCAAATTTGAAATTATTTACGTAGGAGCAGGAGGAACGCTCTTTGGGCCGAAAGTTTATCTGCACGGAATCACCTTCCGGGGCATTGATCAAATTAAAGCCTACTACGAAAACTCAAATCGCCCTGTGATCTACGCTAAAGATTGCACCTTCGAATATGGCGGTTATTCCAATGTGACCACCCAAGGCGCTATTTTCTTTTCCCAGAACTGCGTATCCCGCCGCGCGCTAGTTAATGATGGCTTTAATTATTATGATTCAGTCGCGGGGTCGCCTTATGCATCTACGCCTGGAGGCGTAGTAACTCAGGCATTAGAAATAGGCAATATCTGTATTGAAAATGGGGTGGTGGAATGCAAGGGGTTCCAGGCATTCCCAGAAAATCAAACCAGAAATAAGCAAGGAAGCTCGGGACACGAAAATTCAATCATAGCGCGCATAAACGGCCTCTACGAAAACAACTACGGCCAAAATATCGCGGATACTGGCGCAGGCAGCAGAACCTGGATGGTGGGGTCAAAGTGCGGTAATCCATTTGGTCAAATAGGCGGTGGAGCTGCGCTCGGTGGGTTTCCCAGTCTTTGGACCGAGGGCGCTGTATGGCTAGACACCGTGACGGCTGGCGGGCGGTTGTCTACAGAGGGCCTGCATGTTGAGACAGGTATCTGCCATACATATCGGTGCGGCTTTTCTGGAACCACAGCCGATACTGTTGTTGGCGGCACGGCAACGCTAAGCAGTTATGACGCTCTGGCGCCGGAAATCTAAGAGACATCTGCATTTAGCCACCTCTACGCCAAACCATAAAACACCACATATTTTCCAGCATAAGTCGAAACGAATCATAATGTTACTATCTCAAGGCTGCTTATTAGAGATCGGTAATGAATCGGATACGACGAAACTTGTTGGGCTTAATGGCGCTCTCGCCGCTCTTGGGCGACAAGGGCGCCATGTTTGGCCTAGTTTCGGATTCTGTTGCATCACTTCGAACGAAACCACAGGGCTTTGAATACGTCCCCGGAAACATCTTCGGAAGCGCTGTATCGGGTAAAGCCAGACATAACATTGACTTGGAGCGGGAATTTCACCTAATGTATCTTTCAGATACTGGCGAACAAGGCGATCTGTTGGACATATGGGTCGATCCTATTGACGGGTCCGACTCGAACAGCGGCAGCATTCATTCCCCGGTCAAGACGGTCAGGCATGCGGTGCGAATCGCACATGGGACAGTCTGGCTTAAATCAGGGCGATACACTGAGCAGTTCGATGTGCGACATACCGATCGCCAAATGAGGAATGGTCAGTCAAGAGCCTTGATGATAAAAGGGTCGGGCGGGCCGGTCCTGTTTGTCGGCCCTGGTCAGCAGCCTTCCGAAATGACCTGGGTCTTAAATGGGGCGGTGTGGGAGGCTACGCCGGCTGGCGGGGAAACCGTCGAAGTGATCTTGTTTATTGACGGCGGGCACGAAAAGCCAATTCAATACAAGACAAGCGAGGTCGAACTGGCGAGTTGCGACTCCGGATGGCACCAAAACTCCAGAACAAAAAAGATATTCGTACGCTATGAAGGTCGAGACCTAACCCTTAGCAAGGATAAGCTTGAGATTTTCTACGTGAGCAGCGGAAATATTGTACTGGGCGCAAAGCTATTTCTGAGCGGCATTACCTTCCGCGGAGGGCCTCAGTTTAATATCTGGTACCAAAACGGGATGCGTCCAATATTTTACGCAAAGGATTGCGTGTTTGAGTACTTGCAAGGAGCCAATGTAGCTACTCAAGGCGCTATTTGCTTTACACAGAACTGCGTATCCCGACGTGCCTTGGTCAACGATGGCTTTAACTATTACGACTCAATAGCCGACGGCGATATTCCTGGCGGCATCCCAACCCAGGCGCTTGAGATTGATAATTCCGCTATCGAAAATGGCGTGCCGGAGTGCGTTGGGTTTGTGAACTTCCCTAGCAATCAATATAGGAATAAGCAAGGATCGTCAGGCCACGAAACCACTTTGATTTGCCGCATCAATGGCTTATACGAGGGCAACTACGGCCAGAACATCGCGGATACTGGCATCAACAGCCGGACTTGGATGGTCGGAACTGAATTGAGAAGCCCGCGCAATGGCTTGGCGGAAGACGGTGCTCAGATTGGATACCCGAATCTATGGGCGGAAGGAATCACTTGGCTCGACACAGTCACATCCACCGGTCCTTATTCCACCGATGGCCTATATGTCAGATCAGGCCCGTGCCGAATATATCGCTGTAGTTTCTCAGGAACTGCAGCAAATACGTTTCAAGAGCCCGGCGCACTGATTGCTGAATATGATGCGTTGGCGAAAGTCATTAAGGCATAGGCGCGCACCATCACAGAGGAAAATTTACTTAATCGCCGAGCTACCAAAAACTTGAATCGGGGGTTCGCGGCTAAGTAAGAAGCCGCCTCGGTCAGCGTTGCGCAGGCCGCTTTACCCAGTGCTCGCCTAGTACGAGCGTTTTTTTACGTTCCTTCATTGGGGTCTTTTAAACCCAAATCGCATAACTCTACGCCGCCTTCAGTTCATTCTGAGGGTGGCTTTTTTACGTCTACACGGAGGCGCTATGTCTCACAGGAGCAAACACATGCCCGATGACCTGCAAGCAGCAGCGGCCAACACAGGCGGCGCCATCGTCGTTTACGGAGTCACCCTAAGCAACTGGGTGCTGATAGGCTGGCTGGTCTACATCGGCCTGATAGTCGTTTTGAAGCTGCCGGACATTCCGCGCAAGTTCCCATTTGTGCGAGTGCTGCTGGTAAAGCTTTTGGGGATGCTTCGTGGACGCAAGAACTAAGGTTGCGGCCGGCGCGGCGGCCATCGCCGTATCGGCTCTAGTGGGCCTGGAAGGCTACACCGGCGGCCCGTACCTGGACAGCGCGGGCGTCCTGACCGACTGCTACGGCAACACCAAAAACGTGCGCCGGGACCTGGTGCGCAGTCAGGCCCAGTGCCAAGCGCTGCTAAATAGCGAGGCCTTGCGCATCGGCAACCATATTCTGTCGCTCACGACAAGGCCGGTCAGCACGCAAACGCTGGCGTCTTACATCAGCTTTACCTACAACGTGGGGGATTCTGCATTTCGCGCATCAACCTTGCTCAAGTTGCACAACCAGGGCCGATACCGCGAAGCGTGCGAGCAGATGAGGCGCTGGGTGTACGTGACGGTGGCTGGCATCAAGATCAGATTGCAAGGGCTGGTCAATCGCCGAGATAAAGAGGTGGCGCTATGCCTATCCGGTCTCAACTAATTGCCGCGGCGGTCGGCCTGGCGCTGGCATTCGGTTCGGGCTGGATGGTGCAGGGCTGGCGCTACACCGCAGAAATTGCGCAGATCAGAACGGATCAAGCTACCGCACTGGCCAACGCCCAGGCCAAGGCCAGGAAAACCGAACACGCCTATCAAAACGTTTTAGAAGGAGTCGTCCATGATGCCGATGCCAAAGTCGCGGCTGCTGCAATTGATGCTGCTGCCGCTCGTGATAATGCTGGGCGGCTGCGCGCACAGCTTACCCGTCTCAGTCGATCCCCCCGCAATACCACCACTGCCGGCTCAGGCCCGGCAACCGGCGATCCCATCGGTGTGCTTGCCGTCGTGCTCAGCGAGGTTAGCGACCGATCAACAGAGCTGGCTGGATTCGGTGACCAGTCTCGAATAGCGGGGCTGGCCTGCGAGGCGGCTTATGATGGAGTCAGGGCCGCCAAATAAAGAACCCCTCAGCAGCCATCCCATCGAAACAGGACAGCCGATAGGTGCCGTCAGAATTTTTTTAACTGAGCCCTTCGCTGGCTTGCGGCGCCTATGCTGCATCCGTGGCGACTGCAAAACGTCTCAAGCGTCATGGATCGCAAGTCATCAGCTCGAGCGGCCCACCAGTCATCCCACGACCAGGCAACACCGACCTCGCTGCGCAATCTTTTGATGGTGGTGATGCCAATGGGTAATTTTGTGTCGCGCAATCGTGTTGCTTGCAGGTACTGAGCCAGCTCGACGGTAATGATGGTCGCTACGCCTCGTCCGCCCGGCCCGCGAGGCTCGTCGCTCGGCCAGCCGATCAATACCTTAAACCCAAGGGCGGTATCCCGCGCCTCGCGCACATCCCATTGCGCACCATCGTAATCGGTGGCGTGGCCGATGATCTGTGCCTCACGCGCCAAGTCGCGCCTCCAGTGCGGCGCGCGCCTTACGTTGATCCAACATGGATGCGGCGCCGGCCCGCAACATAACCAGATTGCCGTTAGTGAGGCTGCGCGCCAATGCGCCGATTTCGTCGCCGCGCTGCACCGTGCCTAACATCTCCCACCCGAGCAGGGTGATGTGCTGGTATAGCCGCCAGGGGCCACCTGGCGTTATAGTGAGCCGGTCCCGGTTGCTCATTTCTGGCTCGCGAATACATCGGCGTCCCCGCTGGACTCAAAAGCCATGTAGCCGCCGTCAGCCTCAATAATCTCAGCCGCCCATGGGGCGAGATCTTGAGCTTCTTCGAGGGTCTTGCACTCAATAAATTCTTTGCGCATAGCGATCTCCGATTGCCGCCCGGTAGAGCGGCGAATACCTTACTCAGCGATTTGTTCTTTGGTGGCGGCTTGCCAGTTTGTCCACCAGCGGGCAGACCAGCCGCTGGTGCGTGCATTTAGCTTTTCAAAGGTTTCGTTGCTGATAATCCAGGCCTTGCGCTCTTTGTCGAAGGTGCCGCCTTCGGCCTTGAACTCGTCTTTAAGGTTGTAGGCGTTTCCGATTGCGTATGTCAT